AAAGTTTCTTCTTGATGCTGAGCAAGCTAAAGCTGTACTTGATATGAAACTTAGTAGATTAGCTCATTTGGAAGTTGAAAAGCTTGAAAATGAGCAAAAACAGTTGGAAAAAGAAAAAAATAGAATCGAATCTATTTTAAAAGATGAAAATAAATTCAATCAAGAACTAATTAATGGTTGGCAAGAAGTTAGTAAAAAGTTTGGTGATGATCGTCGTACTCAAGTAGTAAAGTTAATAGAAGAAGATACCGAACTTCAAGACATCGTTGCTGAAAATTGTATTGTAGTATTGACTGAAGGTAATACTATAAAACGTATTTCAACCAAAAACTTTACTCCGCAAAAACGTAATGGTAAAGGAGTAAAAAATCAAGAAGCGATAACTTCTATGATTATTAGAACAAATACACTTGATTATCTGATGATTTTTACCAATAAAGGTAATATGTATCGTTTATTAGTAGATGAAATTCCAGAAGGAACAAATCAATCAAGAGGTTATCCTATTGATTCTCTTGTTAAAATGGAATCAAATGAAGAAGCACAAGTTATTTATTCCATTTATAGAGATACTGATGCTAAATATGTTGTTTTTGTAACAAAACAAGGTGTTATAAAGAAAACTAGTCTTGATGAATATATAAAAACAAAAAAGAAATCTGGTTTAATGGCCATTAAATTAAAAGATAATGATAGTTTAGCTTCTGTTTATTTAATAAAAGATGAACCAATTATTATTCTTACAAAAAATGGCTATGGAATAAAGATAAAGTCCTCAGATGTCCCAGCTGGAGGAAGAGTTACAATGGGAGTAAGAGGTATTACTTTAAACGAAAATGATGAAGTAGTATTGTCTCTTCCTATTAGAGACTTAAACGATTCACTTGCGGTTTTCACTTCGACCGGTACTGCAAAGAAATTTGCAATAAAAGACATCCCAGTACAAGGTCGTGGTGGTAAAGGATTAGTTTATAGTAAAGAAGAAACCGCAGCAGCTGTTTTAATATCTGATGGAGATACTATTCTTGTTGTTGGTAATAAAAATAGTATATGCGTTAAAGCAGAAGATATTCCAATAGGAAGTCGTCTTGCAATGGGTAATCAAATTATAAAAGGTAATAAAGTTATTGGAGTTAGTAAAGTATGAGAGAATTAATTGATAAATTAAATTATTATACATACTTATATGATATTGGTAAGCCAAAAATTACTGATAAAGAATGGGACGATCTTTATTTTGAACTTGAGAAAATGGAAAAAGAATCTGGATTAGTATATCCAGATTCTCCAACTCAAGCTGTTAATTATCAAGTTGTAAATAACTTAAAAAAAGTTGAACATAATCATAAAATGTTATCTTTAGCAAAAACTAAAGATTTACATGAAATTAGTGTTATGTTTGATAAAACTGATTTTCTTGTTATGGGGAAATTAGATGGACTAACTTGTTCACTTAGATACTTAAACGGTGAATTAGTTTCTGCGGAAACTCGTGGCAATAGTTTAATTGGTGAAGATATAACTCATAATGCGCAAGTTATTCCATCTATTCCTAAAACTATTTCATATAAAGATGAATTGGTAGTAGATGGAGAAGTTGTTTGTTTAAAAGAGAATTTTAAATTCTTTTCTAGAGAATATAAAAATCCTCGAAATTTTGCAGCCGGATCTATAAGACTTTTAGATGCTAAAGAATGTGCCAAGCGCAGACTCTCGTTTATAGCCTGGGATATGGTAACTGGCTATCCAGAAGAAGATATATTTAGTAAAAGATTAGAATTACTTAAATCTCTTGGCTTTTTAGTTGTCCCATGGGTAAAAGACCATGTTGTTTATGCAGCTAATACTATTAAAGATTATTGTCTTGCTCAGGGTTATCCAATAGATGGAGTAGTTTTTAAATTTGAAAGCGTCTCTTATGGCAAATCATTAGGAGAAACTATTCATCATGCTCGCAATGCAATGGCCTATAAATTTTATGATGAAATTTATAAAAGCACTTTAAAGGATATAAAATGGAGCATGGGTAGAACTGGTGTACTTACACCTATTGCTACTTTTGAACCGGTAGATATTGATGGTAGTACTGTTAGTCGAGCTAATTTGCATAATCTTAGTGTCATGGAGGAGCTTCTTGGCCCAAAACCGCATAAAGGTCAACCTATAATGGTAGAAAAAAGTAATATGATTATTCCACAAGTAGTTAGTGCTGAAAAGATTGAACCACAGAATGAGTCATATTATGAGCAGTTCCCAATTATTAAAATTCCAACAGTATGCCCTATTTGCGGCAAGCCTGTAACCACTAAAGTTTCGGATACTAATTCTGTTGATTTATTTTGTCCTAATCCGTCTTGCGGTGGTAAATTAATAAATCAAATAGAGCATTTCTTTGGCAAAAAAGGATTAGAAGCAAAAGGTTTGTCAAAAGCTACTTTTGATAAACTTATTAGTTGGGGTTGGGTTAAAAGTATTAAAGATGTTTACTTTTTAACTAATCATGCTGATGAATGGAAACAGCTGTCCGGTTTTGGTGAAAAATCTGTAAATAAAATATTAACCGCAATTGAATCAACAAAAGATACTACTTTAGAGAAGTTCATTGGTGCTGTTGGAATTCCCCTTGTAGGAACTGCAATGGCTAGAACTTTAGCGGAACATTTTGAAACCTGGGAAGATTTTCGTGACGCAACTAAAAATAATTTTGATTTTACAAAATTAGAAGATTTTGGTATAATTACAGATGAAGCAATAAAAAAGTTTAATTTTACTCAAGCTGATGAAATTCGTAAGCTATTAACTATCACAAATCCTAAAAAGATTACTATTCCCGGTGGTAAATTAGATGGCAAACGAGTAGTAATTACTGGTAAACTTGAACATTTTCATAATCGAGAAGCATTACAAAGGCTTATCGAACAAAATGGTGGTATTGTACTTTCGTCAGTTACTAAAAATGTTGATATATTAGTAAACAATGATTATATGAGTACATCCACAAAAAATGTAACCGCTAAGAAATTAAGAATCCCTATCCTTTCGGAAGATGAATTCCTGACGGATTACATTGATTAATACAAAAATTTTTTGTATAATAAGTATGTAAAAATTAAGGAAGAAAAAATATTTATGAAGAAAAAAGAACTTAAGCAACTAGCAAAAAAGATTGCGGAAGCTGAGAATAACATTCAAAACAATATCAATGTTGAAGAATCTAAACAATTTATTATGAGATTAACTAGTCAAGTTGATATTGAATATCTTGATCAATTGGATGAATTAATTCAAGAGTATCTTTAAATTTTTACAAAAATTATAATTTATTTATTTTAAAGGAGATTATTTATTATGGCTATGTCTGACAACTCTAAGATGGTATTAAATTTCTTGAAGGAAAATCACGGTACAAAGATGACCTCTGCTCAGGTTGCTGAGGCTCTTGGTCTTGGCAAGCGTTCCGTTGATGGTATTTTTACCTCCGCAATTCAGAAGAAGGGCTTCGGTTCTCGTGTTGAGGCTGAGATTGAGCTTGATGATGGTACTCATTCCAAGGTCAAGTATCTAACCCTCAATGATGATGGAATGGCTTTTGATCCAGATAAGGCTGAGGACTAATGATAGATGGGGGAGGTAAAAACTCCCCCAATTTTTTTAGGTGATATTTATGATAATTGCTATGATTATCGGTTTTATTTTAGGAGCAATTATTATATATCTAATACTTCATTGGCGATTATCACAAAAAATTAAATTAGATAATTAGAAAATAGAAGAATATAATAATATTTGTTCTAATTTAAAACAAAAAATAACTAGTCTAAATAATTCGGTTAATGAATTAGAAGATAAAAAACAAGAGATTAGAGAAGAAATTTATAAATATAACTCATCGGTTGAAATTCTTGAATCCAAAAGAACAGAATTAATTAAAAGTATTGATTTATTAACTGAATAGCAAAAAAAAGCAGCTACTTAGATTTATAATAGCGCGAAAGAAAAAGCTGAATAGTCTTTTGATTTAGCTATTGAGAATATATCAAATGAACTTGAACAAAATAGAGAAGATGCTTAGTAGGAATATATAGATACTTTAAATGATTTATCTGAAGATTTCCAACAGCAAATCTCAGAAAAACTAAGTGAATTGCGGCAGCTTGATACTGAGATCACAGAACTAAAACAAATAGTAGCTAGTGCGATCGCTGACCGCAAACGCACAGAAGAAGAAACAAATTAGAAAGATTTCTATCGACTTCAATTATCTGAAGCTGATATTGAAGAAATTAGAAAATTAAGAGAAGTATTACCTTATTTACGAGATAAAGAACCTCTTAATAAAGTAATTTACAAAGTATATTATGAAAAGCCTTATCAAAATTTAATTGGTAGAGTAATGACTCCTGGTCAACATACTGGAATTTATAAAATTACTAATATTTTAGATGGTAAAGTGTATATAGGACAGTCGGTTAATATATCCGAACGCTGGCGCTAGCATATAAAACGCGGAGTCGGTGCTGATACACCAACATAGAATAAGCTTTATCCAGCTATGATTGCTTCTGGAGTAGAAAATTTTACTTTTGAAATTCTTGAAGAATGTGTATCTTCCAAATTAAATCAACAAGAAAAATATTGGATTGATTATTTTTAGAGCGCTACTTATGGATATAACGTTACTAAAGGAGGTAGCTAAATGATAAAAGTATTTACAGTCAATAAAAATAATAAAATTGAAATTACTAAAGAAGAACTTCAAAAGCTACTTGACGAAGCTTATTGGGATGGTTATCGCGCAAATAGTGGAACTTGGACATATACTACTCCAAATTATACCACTACTACCCCTCTAAATAATCCTCTTCGTTGGGTGACCACAGTCTCTTGTTCTGGAGACCCTGATCATACAACTACTTGTAATGATTCTACTAGTAATATACGTTCTATTACAAAGGACTCTTATTAAAATATGAAATTTGAAAATATTTAGGTGTATAATTTTAAACATGCCTTTATGGGTATGCGTAATCCAAAAAATTCTTGGCATTTAAGTGATAGTTATTTTGGTTTAACCGATTCTCAATTGTTTTATGATGAAATCGCTACTAAATGGATTTTAGAAGAATGTCCAGGTTTCCCAATAGAATCTACTCTTGAAGTTGATAAAAAATATGAGGATAGGGTTTAGTGGCTAAAAAAGAATGGCACTTTATAGATTGGTAATAATACTGTTAAAGAATTAGCTCTTATTGGCCCAAAAGATATGCGGCTTGCGCAAACACTTATTCGATCTGGTCCAGAGCATCGTAAATTCTTGCGTCAAATCTTCGTAAGTGTAGACATTACCGGTCCGCAGTACTGGTGGGCTGAGGCCGATACTTACAAAGTAGCTACGGTCGCTAACTCTACATCAAAGATGCATAAACTAGCTTCTACTCCAATTACTCTTGACTGTTTTGAAACTGATGATTTTGATCCAACAGTAGAAAAAGAATGGATTGGCATGGGAGCAACAGAATTTATAATTAAATATTGTGAATGGTTAAGACGAAAATACAATGAAACAAAAGATAAGCGTTATTGGAAGGAATTAATACGTTGGCTTCCAGAAGGTTGGTTGTAGAAACGTACTTGGACTTGTAATTATGAGACTTTACTTAGCATTTGCTCAAAAAGTCAACGCAGATTCCATAAATTAACTGAATGGTCAGATAGTTTTATTAATTTTGCAAGGTCTTTACCCTATGCACAAGACTTAATTTTTATAGATGAACTTGACCCAATTAAAAATAAATGATATAATATTTATAGAAAATGAGAAAGGATATAGATATTATGTCTAAGAAACAGGCTTTTATTGATTATGTCAGCCCTTTATTTGAGAAGGGTGATATTCCTAGTGATGTGATGGATTATTGGAACGCTTTTACCGCTGAAAAAAATACTGAAAAACCAGCATTTACAGAAAATGGTATGTTGGTTTTTAAATTTTTAAAGGAACATATGGATATTGAAACATGGAAGTCGAAGGATATTGCTGATGCTATTGGACTCTCTTCACGCAGCGTTTCTGGTAGTTGTAGAAAGCTTGTAACTGATGGATATGTTGATAAGCTTGGAAAAGATCCAATTTTTTATACATTGACTGAAAAAGGAAAAGAATATAAAATTGAAAATTAAGGAGAAAAATAATAATGCGTAAGACTATTAATTAGACTCATATAGAAGGTTATATTTATGAACATAAGCTTGAAAATCGTGTAACTGGAGATAATTCCAAGCATCCTGGCACTGAATACATTACTGGTACTCTTGATATTGCAACTGATAATGCAATCACTAATATTGTGTCTGTGCATTATACTTATGTAACCTCTACTACTGGTAAGGGTAATCCAAATAACACTTATGATGTTCTTAAGGGCATTATTGACGGTAGATATAAGACTGTAATGTCTCATGGTAAGGAAATGGCTAATAAGGTTAGAATTGATTCTTCTATTGGTCTTAATGATTGGTATACTAATCGTTCTGGCGTTGAAGAGCTTGTTTCTACCAAGCGTAATGAAGGCGGATTCATTCATGTAATTGATGCACTTAATGAAAATGAATCTGAACGTAATACCTTTACTGTCGATATGATTATTACTAATGTAACTAGAAGTGAAGCAAATGAGGAAAGAAATATCCCTGAGCGTGTAACCGTTCGTGGTTGTGTTTTTGATTTCCGTAATGGCGTTCTTCCTGTAGATTTTGTTGCTACTAATCCAGGAGCAATGGATTATTTTGAAAGCCTTGAAGCCACTTCTAAGCATCCGGTATTTACCAAGCTTTGGGGCAAGCAGATTTCTCAAACTGTTGTAAGAACTTATACTGAAGAGTCTGCGTTTGGTGATGCGAGTGTGCGGACTGTGCCCTCTACTCGTCGCGAGTGGCTGATTACCGGTGCGGCAAAGGAGACTTATACTTTCGGTGGAGAAGATGACGATATGTCTGAAGCTGCTCTTGTAAAGGGTATGGCTGATAGAGAAACTTATCTTGCCACTATTAAGTCTCGTAGAGAAGCTTATCTTGCCTCTCGTGGTGAGGCAACTACCGAGGCTCCTAAGAGTAGTAACGGTGTATTTAACTTTTAATAGTTAAGGAGGAATCCATATGGCTATTAATTTGCTTGCGATTTAGCCTAATAAGGTCTCCAGGGACCTTAGCGGCTATATTACTTTCTTGTACGGAGCGGCTAAAGTAGGCAAAACAACCTTATGTTCAAAGTTCCCTGGCGCTTTGATTCTTGCTTTTGAGCGTGGTTATAATGCTCTGCCTGGAGTGTATGTGCAAGACATTACTCGTTGGGGAGAGCTTAAAGAAGTCGTTAGAGAATTAAAAAAACCAGAAGTCAAGGAAGTTTATAAGTCAATTATTATAGATACTATTGACGTTGCTGGCTCTCTCTGCGAAAAGTATATTTGTGGTCAGTTAGGTATTGAAAATATCGGCGATGGGGGTTGGACTAATAACGGATGGGCGAAATACAAAAAGGAATTTGAAGAAACTTTTCGTACTATTACCCAACTTGGTTATGCTCTAATCTTTATTTCTCACGATCAGGATAAGACTTTTAAGCGCAAAGATGGAGTAGAATATAATCAAGTAGTTCCTACCGCTCAAAGATCTATCTGTAATATCGCTAAAGATATGGCGGACATTTTTGCTTATGCTAGATTCAATGAAGCTACTGGTGAGCGCAGTCTTGTAATGCGTTCATTGGATAATAGTATTGATTGTGGTTGTCGTTTTAAATATATGGCCGCAGAAATTCCATTAGATTATAATGAACTTGTAAAAGCTTTAAATGCGGCAATTGATAAAGAAGCTAAGGAAAATGACAATAAATATGTAACAGATGAAAGAGTTACTGCTATACAAGCTCCGGAATATGATTATGATGCGTTAATGGAAGAATTCCAAGAATTTATTACTCCATTAATGCAAAAGAATCCGGAGTATTATGGGCCAAGAATCGTTTCAATTGTTGAAAAATATCTTGGTAAAGGTAAGAAGATTTCTGATACTACAATTGATCAAGCAGAATTTGTTTATTTAATTGTTTCAGAAATGAAGGAAGAATTGAAGTAATTTGTTTAAAAGGAATGAGTAAGTTAATACTTGCTCATTCCTTTAATTTTTGATATAATATATATGAGGAGTGAGAAGATGGCTAAACACATTGTAAAGTGCTTCTTCTGCGGAGAACAATTTGATACTAATAAGGAACCTTTCGTGATGGCCACAGCAAGACGCTATGCTCACAAATCATGTGCAGAAAAACACGAAAAAGAAAAAACAGAAGAAGAACAAGATAAAGAAAAGCTTGAGGAATATATAAAATAGCTATTTAATACTGATGAAATTTCCTCAAAAAATAAGAAACAAATTGAAAAATTTAAAAAAGACAATAATTTTACTTATTCTGGTATTATGCGTTCTTTAATTTATTTCTATGAAGTAAAGGGCAATAGCATAGATAAAGCTCATGGTAGTTTAGGAATTGTACCTTGGATATATTCTGAAGCGTATCAATATTATTATGATTTATGGCTTGCTCAGCAACGTAATGAAGATAAAGTACTAGATGATTATAAACCTAACGAAATAATAATTACAATTACACCTCCAGAACGCAAAATAAAGAAAAGAAAATTATTTACCTTTTTAGACAGTAAGGAGTCCGATAACATATGAGTTCAAAATATGTCGATACAACTGCTATTATGTAGGTTATCGGAAATGTATATAAAGACCCATCATTGTTGGATTTAACAGATAAATATACTTTAACAGATGAAGATTTTCCAGACCAATTTCATAAAATAATTTTTGGTTCTATTTTTAAGCTTCATGAATTAGGAGCACAACAAATAACTTTATCTAATATTGTAAATTTTCTTAGCACAAGACCTAAAAGTGAAGCTATTTTTAAACAACAAAAAGGTGAAGAATGGCTTACTAAAATATTAGATATTGTAACTCCAGAATCTTTTAATTATTATTATGATAGAGTAAAGAAATTTTCCTTATTAAGAGCATATGATAATATTGGATTAAATATTACAGATATTTATGATCCTGACAATATTTTAGATGCTAAAAAGCGTCAAGCGCAAGAAGATAACTTAGATAATTCTTCATTAGCTCAAATTGCTGATTTAATAGATTAGAAAATAGATAATATTAAATTACAATTTGTTGATGATTGTTATGAAAATTCTGAACAAGCTGGAGAAGAAATAGATTCTTTAATTGAAAGTTTTAAATTTCGTCCAGAAGTAGGAGTACCTTTATATGGGCCATTTATTAATACTGTAACTCGTGGAGCAAGATTACGTACTCTATATTTGCGGAGCGCGGCTACCGGAACTGGTAAGACAAGATCAATGATCGCAGATGCCTGTTATATTGGATGTAATAAAATTTATGATGATCTTTTAGGTTGGATAAAAACAGGAGCTGCTCAACCAACTTTATTTATTGCAACCGAGCAAGATAGAGAATAGATTCAAACAATGATGTTAGCCTTTCTTTCTAATGTGAATGAAGAACATATTCTTAGCCCATGGCAATATGTAGGAGACGAAGAGGATAGAGTAAAAGAAGCTGCGAAAATAATAAAAGAAAGTCCTTTATACATTTATACAATCTCAGATTTTTCATTACAAGATATTGAAAATATAATTAAAAAAAGTATAAGAGATAAAAATATTCATTATGTATTTTTTGATTATATAAAAACTAGCATAAAAATTTTAGAAGAAATTACTCGAAGAAGCGGTGGTGTTAAACTTCGAGAGGATAATATTCTTTTTATGTTGTCAAATAAATTGAAAAGTTTATGTAATAAATATGGAATTTTTATTATGACAGCGACCTAGCTTAATGGAAGTTATTAGGATAGTGAAACTCCAGATCAAAATTTATTACGTGGAGCTAAATCAATAGCTGATGAAATTGATTGGGGAGCTATATTATTAAAAGTTAAAAAACAAGATTTAGATTCATTAGATACAATCTTATCTAAATCTACTTTTGCTGAACCAACTATAAAAATGTCTATTTATAAGAATAGACGAGGAAAATATAATGGTATTTATCTGTGGTGTAAAGCCGATCTTGGCTGCTGCCGCATCTAGCCTATGTTTGCTACTGGCTGGAATTATGAATTAATCCAAATGGATGATATAAAAATTAAACTTGTTGAAGAAAGCGCTTTTTAAGAAAGGAAATTAAAAAATGACTAAAGCTGGTAATGTTGAATATATTATGCCAAAGGCTATGGCAGATGAACTTTTAAAAAACCGCAAGGGAACCGATAAAAACATGCGGCCGCAGGATTATTTGGTTAGATATGTAAATGAACAGTGTGGTCTTTTATATAATTGTACAAAGGTGACGATTAGTTAATGTTAATTTTTGATAAACAAGAAATTCGAGATTGTTTATCAGATGAACAAATATATGAATTGTTACAAGACTGGGGAGGCGAACCCGAGTATGTATCTACGGGTATCGTCTCCCGCACTATATGTCATAATAAACCAGAAGATGAAGCATCTAGAAAACTATATTACTATAGCAATAGTAGTTTATTTCAATGCTTTACAAATTGTGGATATTTTGATATATTCGAACTTGTAATAAAGGTAATGAAGTTGCAACACAATCTTGAATTTGATTTAAATGATGCAATTAGATGGATTGCTTAGAGATTTGGTTTATCTGGAAGAGAAGAAGATAGTCCAAAAGAAGAAATTGAAGATTGGAAAATTTTTGCAGATTATACTAGAGTACAAGACATTTAGGTTAGACTTCCTAACATTATTTTAAAAGAATATGATACTGAAATATTAAATAAATTTAATTATGATATAAAAATAACTCCTTGGTTAGAAGAAGGAATCTCTTAGGAAGCTATCAATTATGCTCAAATTGGTTTTTATCCAGGAGGAGATTAGATAACTATACCGCACTTTGATAAGGATGGTAGATTTATTGGTTTGCGCGGCCGCACTGTTTCTGCTGAAGATGCAGAACGATATGGCAAATACAGACCTATAAAAGTAAATAATATTTTATATAATCATCCTCTTGGAATGAATCTTTATAATTTAAATAATAGTCGATAGAATATTCCTAAACTTAAAAAGGCTATTATATTTGAAAGCGAAAAGAGCTGTTTGCTATACCAAACGCACTTTGGAATAGACAATGATATCTCAGTGGCTTGCTGCGGCAGCAGCGTTTCTAGTTACTAGATGCAATTGCTTCTTGATGCTGGGGCGCAAGAAATTATAATTGCTTTTGATAGACAGTTTTAGAATATCGGAGATAATGAATTTTAGTTATTAAAAAAGAAATTACTTTAGTTGAATAAGAAGTATAAAAATTATGTAAATTTAAGTTTTATTTGGGATAAAAATAAAATCACTGGATACAAAGCCGCCCCAATTGATGAAGGAGCCGATAAATTTTTAAAACTTTTTAAAGAAAGAGTTTTATTATAAAGGGTGATTTTAATTAATTTATTTATCTGTTTTTTCAAATATATTATTGGTAGTGATTTTATGAAAGGAGGTTGAATATTCTATGGAATATCAACTATTGACCTCGGAACTCTCGACATATGAAGATTTAACGTCGATCGAACGAGTGTTTGCTAATAGAGGTATAAAACCTCAAGACATAAATCACTATCTTAATACGACGAGAAATGATATACTAGACCCTTTACTTTTGGATAATATGGATGCTGGCGCAAAAATGTTAATTAGACATTTTGCGGCCGGCCATAAGATCTTTATACAAGTAGATTCAGATTGTGATGGCTATACAAGTAGTGCTGCATTATTAAACTATTTATATTAGTTAGCCCCTGGAACGACTTAGTAGAATATTTCTTATCGTATTCATACTGGAAAGTAGCATGGTATTATTTTAGATACTATTCCAGAAGACATTTAGCTACTAATAGTACCAGATGCCGCAAGCAATGATATAGTATAGCATAAAGCTCTTCATGATAAAGGTATGGATGTACTTATTCTTGATCACCATGAAGCTGATGAAAAATCGGAATATGCCTGTATAATTAATAATCAAACTTGTGATTATCCGACAAAATCATTATCAGGAGTTGGGATTGTATATAAATTCTGCCAATATATTGATTCTATTCTTGGAGTAAATTATGCAGATAATTTACTTGATTTGGTTGCGGTTGGTATGGTAGCTGATGTTATGGACCTTAGAGATTATGAAACTAAAGAGCTTATTACTTTAGGTGCTAATAATCTTCAAGACCCATTTATTAAAGCTTTTGTTGAAAAACAAAGTTATTCCCTAAAAGGAGAAGTTACTCCTTTTGGTATTTCATTTTATATCGCTCCATATATTAATGCTACTATAAGAATGGGCACATAGGATGAAAAAATGCTCTTATTTGAATCTATGTTATCTTTTAAGGCTAATTAGTTAATTCCATCAACTAAAAGAGGCTGTAAAGGATAGCAAGAAACATTAGTAGAGCAGGCTTGTAGAAATTGCTCAAATATTAAGAATAGACAAACCAAAGCAAGAGATACGAGCCTAGAAATAATCGAGGGAATCATTGAAAGAAATAATTTATTAGAAAATCCAATTTTAATTATTCAAGTAGAAAAAAAAGTTGAAGAAAATTTAACTGGATTAATCGCTAATGAATTAATGGGAAAGTATTAGAAACCAGTTTTATTACTTAACAAAGTAATAGATAATGGAAAAGTATTTTGGCGTGGTAGTGGTAGAAATTCTTAGTATTCTAAATTAAGAAATTTGCGCGAATTTTTACAAAATACTGGATTAGTAGAATTTGCGCAAGGGCATGCTAACGCGTTCGGTATTTCTATTCCCAACGAACGCATGAACGAGTTCGCGCAAACAGTTTATACTCAATTATCAGATTATGATATGTCAACATGCTATTATGTTGATTTCATTTGGAATAGTAACCATGCTGAACAAGAAAAGGATTTAATAATAAAATTAGGAGAATTAAATAATATATGGGGACAAGGTATCCCTCAACCATATATTGCTATTGAAAATATTAAAGTTTCAGCAAATAATTTAACTTTAATGTCTCCAGACAAGAGTCCTACTATAAAAATATCCCTTCCCGGTGATTTGACCTTGATTAAATTCAGGTCGAGTAAAGAAGAATATGATTCTTTGTATTCTGAATCTGGTTGTGTTATTATTAATATCGTTGGCACTTGTAATTTAAATGTGTGGAATGGTATTATTAGCCCTTAGATTATTGTTGAAGATTACGAAATTGTAAGTAAAACTGCCTATTACTTCTAATTCGGCACAACCTTCGGCCTAATTGCAAAAAATTAGGAGGAAGTTTTTAATGAAAAAGAGTATTAGAATTATACTAGTGATTTTGGTTTTAGCTAGTATAATAATGCAAATGTTTGTTACTGCTAGTAGTTATATTCCAACAGAAGATTTAACAATAGATCAATTTACTAGTATAGAAACATTAAAAGATAAAAATATGTTATTAAGTATAAAAATAGATAATACATTATCTTTAATTGATAAAGCAAGAGAATTGGGATATAGTGATAACGATGAAGTGATAAAATCTGAGCGTGAACAGTTATTATCATTTGTTAAACAAAGAAATGATAATGCCGTACAATTAAATAATTGGGATACAAAATTTTAGGAGTATCCATATGCCACTTATGTCTGGTTGTATTTAACCGATGTTTGCGGTTATAATAAATACGTTGCCGCAGGTATTCTTGGCAATATGATGGTTGAAGTTGGTGGCAGCACTTTAGATTTACAATATTGGCTTTATTCTTATGGAAATAGTTATTATTATGGAATTTGTCAATGGGGTAAAAAGACTTATCCAGGAGTAAGAGGAACTGACCTTATTACTCAATGTGATTTTCTAAAGCAAACTATAAAAGAAGAGTTTGATACTTTTGGATACGCTTATTCTAAAGGATTCAATTATGATAAATTTTTAAACTTGCAAAATGTTGAAGCAGCAGCTAAGGCATTTGCGGTTTGCTATGAGAGATGCGGTTCTAGTACATATGATCTTAGACAAAGTTGCGCTTTGACCGCATATCGTTACTTTGAGGGGAGCTAAGGCTCCCCTTTTTCTTGTTTTAACAGGTCCGGCCGGAGTCAAGCGTAATACCCGTCGTTCAAAACAAAAATCGGTTTTCAAAATTTTTCTTGCAAATTTTCAAAAAAAGTGGTAAAATATATTTAGAAATAGAAATAAGGAGATAAAAAATGGATAACTTTGAGTATAATCTAAAATGTTTAGATAATTATGATTTTGAGCCATTTTTATCTGAAGGACGAAGTTTTTATAATATTGTAGATGCTATTGAAGAAAAGTATGATAAAGATTGCAAACAAAAAAATAGCATTTATATATTCGAATATTTAGACTACCCTGATATATTGAAATATCTTACATAGAGGTATAATATACATTGGCAACCTTATACTGATTGGGTTGTGAAAAGGAGTGATTATTGGTGGAACTCACCCGAAAATAGCAAGAAGGATTAAAAATTGCGGTCGAACGATATAGACACCACGAAAAATATACTTGCATTAGCGGGTATGCAGGCACGGGTAAGAGTACACTTGTGCAATTCATTATCTCCGCATTACCAAACATCGATCCTGAATTAGATGTAAAATACATAGCATATACGGGTAAAGCCGCCACAGTATTAAAAAACAAAGGTTGTCCAGGAGCAACGACAGCACATAAGTTGTTATATGAAGCGAAATTGTTTCCTGATGGACGTTATAGATTTTTTCCACGCAAAGAATTAGAAAATAAACCTTTAGTAATTGTTGTTGATGAAATTAGTATGCTACCTAAAAAAATGTGGGAAGCTCTTTGTAAATACAACGTCTATATTTTAGCCTGTGGGGATCCCCAATAGTTGCCCCCAGTTTCAGATAATCCGAAAGAAGATGTGAATAATCATGTTCTTGATCATCCACATGTTTTTCTCGATGAAATTATGCGGCAAGCTGCTGAAAGTGAAATCATTCGATTTTCTATGCATATAAGAGAGAATCGCCCTTTACATTTGTATGCTGCTTAGAACAAAGAGGTTATGATTTTAAAGAAAAGTCAAATGACTAATGATGTACTGCTTTGGGCTGATCAATGTTTATGTGCTACTAATAAAACTTGCGGCATTCTTAACACCCGCATGCGCTAGTCGTTGGGATTCTACGGCGATCCGCAATTAGGAGATAAGTTAATAAATCGACATAATGAATGGGAAACTCTATCCAATAAAGGTAATCCTCTTACTAATGGCATAATTGGAACAACTATTGGATCAATTGATAAATCTAACATAGAATATCCAGGTTGGATTCGCGGTTAGACTCGGCCTTTTAGCATCCCAATTATGTGGTGTAATATTACCGGTGATGAAGATGGAGAAATTTTCTCTGATTTAATGATAGATTATAATTATATAAATGGCAAAGAAGAGTCATTAAATGGAAAAGAAAAATATTTAGTTACAAAAAGAAAAGGTATGATTCCTTTAACTTTTACTTATGGATATGGTATTACCGTTTGGAAAGCTCAAGGTAGTCAATGGAATAAAGTTTTACTAATTGCAGAAAGTTGGCCGAAAGATAAAGATTTATATAGACGCTATCTTTATACTGGATGTACTCGTGCAATAGATAGATTGGTGGTAGTAGAATAATGGTATACATGGGAGCAAAAACTAAATATGCAGATTCTATAGTGTCTATTTTACAAGCTGAAATAGATAGATTAGGTACAGACACATATATAGAACCATTTTGCGGCGGATGTAATATAATAGATAAAATTAAATGTGCAAAGCGTTATGGTTATGACAGAAGTGATACTTTAATAGCTCTTTTAAATTAGGCAGCTACAGATTTTTCAAAATTACCTACCGAAGTAAATCGCGCCATGTGGGATGAAGGTAAAGCTTATGTAAAAGATGGTAAATAGCCAATTACAATGTCGTTAGCTGACGTAGGAGCAGTAGAGTTTTTTGCTAGTTTTAGTAATGGTGGATTTCCAAGGGGAATGGCAAAAAATACGGCCTCGCGCAATTATTATAATGAAGCTTATCGAAATCTTCAAAAGCAAGCTCCACTATTAAAAGATATTATCTTCAAATGCCAAAATTATTGGGAATTAGATCCATCTACTTCTGGAGCTGTAATTTATTGCGATCCTCCATACGCAGGAACAAAAACATATACTTATGCTAATGTTTCTAAAATGGACTATGAACATTTTTGGAATTGGATAAGAGAGATAAGTAAAAATAATTCTGTATTTGTATCTGAACAAACAGCTCCAGAAGATTTTGAAGTTATATGGCAACAAAAAGCTATAAGAACAATGAATAAAGAAAATAATTTTTAGGCTTGTGAAAAGTTATTTAAAATGGTATAATAAATTATATTAAAGTAAAGAGAGATGAGTTCATGAATTATCCGGGCAGTTTACATAATCATTCGGACTATAGTAATCTTAGATTGAGAGATGCTATAAACACTGTTTCCGGACTTATTGACTATGCAATTGAATTAGGTCATGAAGTCATAGCTATAACTGATCATGAATGCATTAGTAATGCTATTAAGGTTTAGAAATATTATAATAAAATAAAAGAAACAAATCCAAATTTTAAAGTAATATTAGGCAATGAAATTTATCTTACTCGTGATGGTTTAACAAATGAAAATTTTGTTAAAGGAGAAGATAGATATTATCATTTTATCTTACTAGCTAAAGATGCTATCGGTCATTAGCAAATAAGAGAAATATCTACTAGAGCTTGGATGCGCTCATATATGGCACAACGTATGCGGCGTGTTCCAACTTATTATCAAGATTTAATAGATATAATAGGAAAAAATCCTAATCATGTGATTGGAAGTACTGCCTGTTTAGGTGGTTTTATTCCTACTAAATTACTTCAATGGAAAGATAATTTAGATGAAAATTTTTATAATCAAATTATTAATTGGTTACAAACAATGAATAATTTATTTAATGGAGATTTTTATCTTGAATTACAACCCTCAGCCTCTGAAGAATAGACTTTTGTCAATAGGGAATTAATAAATCTTTCTAATAAAACTGGAATAAAATATATAATAACAACGGATAGTCATTATCTTAAAAAAGAAGATGCAAGTATTCATAAAGCTTATTTAAATTCTCAAGATGGTGATAGAGAAGTTGATAGTTTTTATGCTACAACCTATATGATGAATACTGAAGAATTGGAAAATCATTTACTATTGTCAAAAGAAGAGTTAAATACAGCTTATCAAAATATTTTAAATATAAAGAATCAATGTGAAAATTATAATTTATTAAAGCCATTAAAGATTCCAGAACTTCCTTGGAAAAGCTATCCTGATAATATTAATTTAATTAGAAAATATCAAGATCAAATTCCTTATTTATCTACATTTTATACTTCTGATTATAAAGGAGATAAAGTACTAGCCTTAGCTATTGTAGATAAATTATCCAAGAGAATAGATTTAAATAATAAGAAAGTATATGATGCTATTAATAATTGCTTAGATATGACTTGGAAATCTTCTAATGTCAATAAAACTCATTGGTCAGCTTATTATTTAAATCTCCAAAAGATAATAGATACTTGTTGGGATGCTGGTAGTATAGTTGGTCCTGGCCGCGGCAGCGGTGTAGGATTTATTTTATTATATATTCTTGATATTACTCAAATTAATCCATTGGCGGAAACCGTCCAGACATATGCTTGGCGTTTTCTTAACCCGGCCCGTGTATCAGTTCTTGATGTAGACTTCGATATAGAAGGCGGACGTCGATCTGCTGTACTTTCTAAGTTTAGAGAAGTTTATGGAGAAGATCGTGTTGCCAATGTCATTACTTTTGGAACTGAAAAATCTAAAAGTGCTATATTAACGGCGGCAAGAGGATTAGATATTCCAGTAGAAGATGCACAATATATGGCTTCTCTTATTCCAGCCGATCGTGGTTTATTGAGAACTTTAAAGCAATGTTATTATGGTGATCCTGATAATGGATTTGCGCCAATACCATTATTTATTAGAGAAATGGATAACCATCCAGAATTGTGGCAAGTGGCATAGAAGATAGAGGGTTTGGTATGTCGAATGGGTATTCATGCTGGAGGAGTTATTTTTGTAGATGAACCATTTACGAATTCTACTGGACTTATGCGAGCACCAGATGGTACTATTATAACAGCTTTTGACCTTCATGATGCGGAAGCGGTGTCACTCATAAAGTACGACGCCTTAAGCGTTGAGGCTGAAGATAAGATTCACGCCTGTATTGATCTACTCCTTGCGGATAAAGTCATAACCCCAGGCCGCAATCTCAAAGAAACTTATGAAAAAGTAGTTGGTATATATAATCTTGAACGTGATGATCCTAAAATGTGGGAAATGGTTCATAAGCATCAAATCTTATCATTGTTTCAAATGGAACAACAAAGTGGTATTCAAGGTATTGCTTTAACAAAGCCGCATTCTGTTGAAGATTTAGCCCACTTAAATTCTGTTATTCGATTAATGGCGCAAGATAAAAATGCAGAACAACCACTAAGTAAATATGCGAGGTTTAAACAAAATATTAAACTTTGGTATAAAGAAATGTCGGATTATGGACTAACCGCAGAAGAATAGAAACTCCTTGAGCCATATGTTAAAGGGTCTTATGGTATAGCAGAAAGTTAGGAATGTTTTATGTAGTTAGTGTAGATTCCGGAATGCGGCGGCTTTGATCTTAACTGGGCCGATCGGTTGCGCAAGTCAATTGCAAAGAAGAACCCCAAAGAATATGACGCCTTAACGAAAGAATACTTTGAAAAAACTTCGGAGCGAGGTTTGAGTAAGAATTTATGCAATTATGTGTGGAACGTACTTGTCGCGACCAGCCGAGGGTATGGATTTAAATAAAATTGAATCCCTATATAGAAATATATAGAAAAAAATCATTTAAATTGCGGGAAACCCCTTAGAGTTTTAATAACCAAGTTTATATAGTAATATATAAATGGCAAGGTTAATAACCAAGGTATGGTAATATTATTAAAAATTGGGCAATCCGCAGCAAAATTTCGGACAAAAACTTTTAATCCTATTAAAGGAATATTCAAATATAATAGAAAAAGAATATTACTTTAATAAGGAGTGAATAATATGGGTATTAAAAAATTATCCAAAGAACAAGAATTACAATTGGTTGAAGAATATAAAAATGGAGTTAGTGTTTAGTCTCTCATGGCTAAATATGGTTTTGCATCAAAGAAATCTATTGCTGATAAAGTAAAAAAATATTATCCAGACACTTATAAAGAAATTGTAGAATAGGCAAAAAATAACAGAAAGACTTATAGTTATTCTTTAAAAGAAATTAAAAGTAATTTTGATGCTTATTTTATTGGATTAATGTTAACGGATGGATATATCGCTAGAGAAAGAGAAGTTGGAATAGATTTAATTGACGAAGATTGTATTGCTTTTATTTCTCAAACTGTTGGTAAAGAATATAAAAGATATTTACCAGAAGAAAATAATATTATAAAAAGTACAAAACCAAAATATAGAATTATAATAAGTGATCGAGCTTTGGTATATGATTTACAAAGATTTGGTATAGTTCCAAACAAAACATATACTTTACAGCCACCACAATTATTACCACAAGAAGAACATTTTATTCCATATATTATCAGAGGAATAATTGATGGAGATGGATGTATCTTTGCTACCTCTTATGGTGCACCTGCTTTTTATATTGTAACAAAATCAGAAGATTTTGCGAATTGGCTTATAGATATTTTAACTAATAAATTATATATGCAAGATATTAGAAAAACAATGACCTCTGATAATTTATATCGTATAGAAACAGCTAATTCAATGAATATTCTAAAATTAATAGCTTTAGTTTATAATCAACCCTTTGGAATGTCTAGAAAATATCAAAAAATCCGAAAGATGTTCAGAGACTATAATAATGATCTCTTACTTTATAATGAAGAAGAGAATGGGATAGTCCAGACTACAATAGATAATTAATCTAGCTTAGGAAACTAAGTGTAGTAAAGAATTTAAGTCACACGCTTGCATACTCATTAGTAGCTTTATAGGAAATGAATCTCGCATTTAAATATCCAATCATTTATTGGAATTGTGCTTGCTTATTAGTTAATAGTGGGTCTATTGACATATCAAATATTGATGAAGAAGATGAAAGTATTAGTACTGATTATAAGAAAATTGCTAAAGCTTTAGGTGATACAATTAGTGCTGGTATTAAAATAAGTCTTGTTGATATTAATAAATCAGATTTTGGATTTAAACCTGACGTAGAAAATAATCAAATTCTTTTTGGTATGAAAGCTTTATTAAATGTTAATGATGATTTAGTAAATACTATTATAGCTAATAGACCATATATATCTCCAAAGGATTTTTATTACAAGGTTAAACCAAAAAAGCAATCTATGATTTCTCTTATTAAAAGTGGCGCTTTTGATAATATGATTGAGCGTAAATTGTGTATGGCTTGGTTTTTATGGGAAACTTGTGATAAGAAATCTAGATTAACATTGTAGAATATGCCTAGTCTAATAAAATTTAATTTACTTCCAGAAGATACAGAAGATAGGATAATGGCTCGTAGAATCTATGAATTTAACAGATATTTAAAATCTGTGTGTTTAAATAAAGCATTGGGTGTTTACATATTAGATGAAAGAGCTTTGAATTTTATTTTAGAACTTGGTTACGATAATCTTATAGAAACTAATGAAACTCAAGATTTTATAAATATAAAAGCTTGGGATAAAGTTTATCAATCATGGATGGATGTTTTTAGAGTTTGGATTAATGATGATAAAGAAGAAATTTTAAATAATTTAAATGGTTTAATATTTAAACAAGAATGGGATAAATATGCACAAGGCAATTATTCTTCTTGGGAAATGGAAACCATGTGTTTTTATTATCATGAACATGAGTTAGCGCATGTTAGTTATCCTAAATATGGATTGACCAATTTCTTTAAATTACCTTCAGAACCAATAGTAGATAGAACATTTAAAAAAGGCGATAAAGAAATAAATATCTTTAGATTGTTTAAAATTTGCGGAACTTGTATTACCAAAAATAAAGCAAAAAGTACAGTAACTTTATTGACTCCAGAAGGAGTAGTTAATGTGAAGCTACGCAAAGAGCATTTTGCTTTATTTGACAAACAGATTTCTGAACGTCAAGAAGATGGAACAAAGAAAATTGTTGAAAAATCTTGGTTTAATAGAGGAAATATGATTATTGTACAAGGTATTCGTTCTGGAGACGATTTTATTTCTAAAAAATATGCTTCTTCTGGACACTAGCTATATAAAATACTTGATATTGATAAAGATAATGATTTAACTTTAACTACTGTGAGATATAAAGGAGACTTTGAAGATGAATGATATGGTGAATCACCCTAGTCACTACACAACTGGCAATATTGAGTGTATAGATGCGCTCGCTGCTGCAACGACCGGATTAGTAGGGATTGAAGCAGTATGTACAGCCAACGCCATAAAGTATCTATGGCGTTGGAAATATAAAAATGGAGAACAAGATCTTGATAAAGCTATTTGGTATATTAATAGATTAAAGCAAGAATTAGGACAAAAGAAATAAATTATTTGTAAATAAAACACTATATATAGTGTACGTATTATTTTCGTATAATTATATATAGAAGGAGGATTTCAATGAAAGTTCAAAAAAGAAATGGGACTTATGTTGATTTTAATAAACAAAAAATTATAGATGCTATCAATAAAGCTATGATTGAAGTTGATGGTAAACTTTATGAAACTGATACTTCGGAAAGCATAGCTAATGAAATTGCACAAATGGATAAAGAAACTCTTCCTGTTGAAACCATTCAAGATTTAGTAGAAGAATTTTTAATGCAATCTGAACGATTAGATGTTGCAAAAGCATATATTCGCTATAGATATAAGAAAGAAGTAGCAAGACAAATAAAAGCCGATTTTTTCGATGCTATAGGCGAAAAACTTGAGGCTCGTAACGTTTAGAATCAAAACGCGAATATTGATGAATATTCCTTTGGCGGTCGTATAGGTGAAGCCGCAAGTCTTATGACAAAAGAATATGCATTAGATAATCTTGTATCTCCAATGGCACGTGCTAATCATGAGGGGAACATGGTCTATATTCACGATTTGGATCACTATGCTATTGGCGACCATAATTGTCTTAGTATACCATTCGATAAGCTTCTAGCTGAGGGCTTCAATACTCGTCAAACTGATGTGCGGCCAGCTAATTCGGTTAACACAGCAATGCAACTAGTAGCTGTTATCTTTTAGCTTCAAAGTCTTTAGTAGTTTGGCGGAGTATCAGCTACACATCTTGATTGGACAATGGTGCCATACGTAAGAAAAAGTTTTAGAAAGCATTTTGATGATGCCATGGCTTGGGTAGATGGACAATATTATTTAGATCATGATAAAGAATATGATGATTTCTTTCAAAATACTAAAGCAGAAGATGTTAGTATCGTTGATCCTATGTATTGTAAATCAATAAAAAATTGGAATTATGCTTTAAGCATGACAGAACGTGAGGTTTATTAGGCGGTAGAAGGACTTTATCATAATTTAAATACATTGCAAAGCAGATCGGGGAATTAAAAGTTGGTTCCCCTAGAATGAAAGTTCTAGTAAAAAAATGGGCAAAATCGGTGAACCCTAAATTTTTATTAATACTGGTCAAAGAGAATTAAATTTCCTTTTACAAAAATCAATAATATATAGATAAGTAAAAGGAGGAAAAAATATATGCCCAGTAAAATTATAACTGAAGAGTTAAAACAAGAAATTATAAACTATTATCTTTCACAACCAATGACTCAAAAATAGGTGAAAGAAAAATTTAATTTAAGTTTACCTACTATTGGTAAAATTTTAAAAGATGTACCAAAATATGCAAGAGCAAAAATAAATAACCCGGAATTAAATGAACATTTTTTTCAAGAAATAAATTCTGAAGAAAAGGCATATTTTTTAGGATTGTTAATTTCTGATGGGAATGTTTTTAAAGATGATACTGGTCGACAAGCATCTATCTCTATTACACTGGACTTAAAAGATGAGTATATGTTAGAAAAATTCAAAGAATGTGTAAATAGTAATACTCATATTAGTCATGATGGACGAGGATGTGGATAGATTGCAGTTAGAAGCAATATTATGGCTTCTGAATTAGAACAATATGGAATAGTTCCTCGAAAAACTCTTAAAACCTTCTTACCGCAAATAAATGATAAATTTAAATCGCATTTAATTCGTGGAATTTTTGATGGAGATGGAAGTATTCGAGCTGCTCAAACAGATATTCAAAATAGATACGCTCATTATATTGATTTTTGTGGTACACATCAACTAATGGAAGATATAGTTTAGGAATGTAAAAAATTACCTTTACAGACAATACCAAAAATATATGATTATGCGGATAAAAATTTAAGTGATATAAAAATTCAAGCAAAAGATGATATGTATATTTTTGGAGAATGGATGTATAAAGATGCTACTATTTTTTTAACTCGTAAGAAAGAGATATACGAAGCATTTAAACTTCATTATAATTTTTAAAAACAAGGCAACACCGAGGTAACTAGCTAAATTACGAAAGGTTAGCTAGCACTGTAACGCATAGAGGGTGAATAAATATAATCCCTTCAAGAGTGTCCACTCCCAAACAGATAATGCTGTGGGAGAAGATATATGCTAAACTGGAATGGAAATAACCATTCGATGAAAATGAAAGAAATTTCCAGAGTATAGGATAAAAAGCCTATAGATAATAACTTTTGCAACTACCCTTCACCTCTATCAACTACGGTACTTGCAGCCTAGAAGAAGGCCGAATGGTAACTAAAGCGCTTCTTGAAGTATCTATAGAAGGGCTTGGCAAAATTCATAAAACTTCTATCTTCCCCTGTGGTATTTTTTAGATGATGAAAGGCGTAAATAGAGAACCGGGAGATCCTAATTATGATCTTTATCAATTAGCTTTAAAATCTACTGCTAAACGTTTATATCCAAATTATGCGAATGTCGATTGGACCGGAAATGCTGGATATGACCCTGAAGATCCCAAGACATTCTTCAGCACAATGGGCTGTAGAACCGTGAATGGAGCAGACATTAATGCTGAAGAGGGGACTAATCCCTAGACGAAGGATGGCAGAGGTAATATCTGCCCGGTAACTATTATTCTTCCAGAATTAGCTATGCAAGCTAAACAAATGTTTATCAACGAATATGATGATAATATTATTGAAGTATTTATGAAACTTCTTGACCAAAAAATTCATGAAGCAAAAGATATGCTTCTTGAAAGATATAAATGGATTTGTTCACAAAGTCCAGCTTCTGCAAAATTTATGTATGAAAATGGTACAATGTTGGGTTATCATCCCGAAGAGGGTATCGAGAGCGCATTACGTCATGGCACACTCGTTATAGGACAATTAGGTCTTGCGGAATGCCTCCAAATTCTTATTGGTTGCGATCATACAACAGAGCCCGGAATGAAAATAGCTAAACAAATTGAACAATTATTTAAAGATCGTTGTTCTCAGTTTAAGCAAGAGTTGCATTTAAACTTTGGCGTTTATTACACCCCTGCTGAAAATTTATGTCATACAGCCTTGAAGAAATTCCGTGCAAAATGGGGCGTAATTCCTAATGTAAGTGATAAAGACTTTTTTACTAATAGCATACACGTGCCAGTGTGGTATAAAATATCTCCTTTTGAAAAAATTGATATTGAATCTCAATTAACTGGGTATAGTAATGCTGGTTGTATTACTTATGTAGAACTTGATGCTTCTGCGGTACATAACACAAAAGCCCTTGAACAAATTGTAAATTATGCTATGGATCATGATATTCCATATTTTGCTATTAATGTACCTAGTGATACCTGTCTTGATTGTGGATTCCAAGGTGAAATTAATGATAAGTGTCCTATTTGCGGGAGCAACAACATACAATAGTTACGTCGAGTAACCGGCTACCTAACTGGTAATTACCGCACAGCCTTTAATCTCGGAAAGCAAGACGAAGTACACCATCGCGCAAAACATGTAGGAGTGATGGAGTAATGCGTTACGCTGGAATTATAAAAAATGATATAGCGGCCGGAGAAGGAGTTAATGTCTCCTTCTTCGTGCAAGGCTGTCCAATTCACTGTCCCAATTGTCACAATCCACAAACATGGGATTTTAATGGTGGTAAAGAATTTACTATTGATACCTTAAATGAAATAATAACAGCTTTAAAGGCTAATGGGATAAAAAGAAATTTTAGCCTAATGGGTGGGGAACCTCTTTGTGATGAAAATTTATTTTTATCATAGTTGATTATTTCATAGGTAAAAGAAAAATGTCCAGAAGCAAGAATATATATATGGTCAGGATATACTTATGAAGAATTAAAAATTCGTATGAATTCAAATGATCGCATTAAAGAGATTCTTGATTTAGCAGATTATTTAATTGATGGCCCATTTATCTATGCAGAACGTGACATTACACTCGCAAAACGCGGTAGCCGCAATCAAAGAATTATTAATTTAAAAACCGGAGAAATTGAACATGAGTAAAATTCAATATGTTAGTACCTATAAAGATTTAAAGAAGTCAAAACTTTTAAGAGATTCGTTATCAGAAGATGATTTAGTTGTTATTGAAGATGAACAAGCCGCTTATAGATATAAAAATGGAATGTTTGAAAAGGTTGATCCAGATGTAGATACTAATTTAAACGTTTCCTTATATGATATGAATAAGCAAATAATTGCGCAATCCCCTTCGATCCAGGAGCAAGACGCAGAGAAGATTCTGCAAGAATATTCTGGAAAGCACTACGCAAATAATTATTTTATGATGCTTAATCATGAAAAGAGATATTTTACTTTGTTTGCTAGAAATGCGGCAGCAGTTCGTTCATTAGCAATAGAAGTATTGGATTGCGCACGTTCATTAGGTGAAATAAAAACTATTGAAACTTACGATGATAGATTGGAAATTTGGATTTTGATTGATGATGAAGTTTTTGATTTCTTACTGTTCGAGTATGATCAAGGAGTAATTGATTTTGAATGATAAAACTATTATTTGCGCATTTAACCCCTTTGATATTAACCAAAAAGTTCAAATAATTGATGACGAACATCCGCAAGGAAAAATTATGGGACTAGCTGTTGTAGATACTCTTGGAAGTGTTATATCTACATTATGTTAGACTTAGAATTGTTATAATGTTCATTTATATGGTAATGCGCAACATTTAATAAAAATAATAAATGATATACACCAATCTGCAATTACAGAATATGGTGAAGATAATATAATTATTGAGGTAAATTAATATGAGTAAATTTATGATTAGTGATACTACTGTTTATAGAGTTGGAACTGTGGCTGAAGTTGAACAATTACACGAAGATTTAAAAGATGACCCTAGTTTTACTCTTGCATCCTTTAGCTATAAAACCAAATATATCAAGGCAAAAGGCGAAATACTTGAAGAATACCAGCTTGTTACCGCTAAAAAGCTCTTTACTGATGAAAAGGAACCTGGAGAACAAGTCGATATAAACTATACGGTTAAAGAATTTGAGGCGAATTTCTGATGGCAAAATTTGAATTAATCAAAGAATATGCGGATTGCCCTGAGCTGCTTCCCGTTCGTTCGACAGCCGCAAGTGCTGGTTATGATTTCTTTGTGGCTGAAGATATAATTATTCCTAGCTATAATAAACACTGTGATGCTTTATTTACTGCTTATGCTCCTATTGGTTATCAAAATTATTTAAACGGAAATAATATTGTAGTAGATTTGGAGACTATGGCCAATCTTACTAAAACCGCAAAAGCTAAACCCACACTTGTTCCCACTGGAGTTAAAATTAAACTACCTACTGGAACTTTTTTGCAATTAAGCGTAAGATCTTCATGTCCACTCAAAAACTGGTTGATCTTAGCAAACGGGGTTGGTATCATTGATAGTGACTACTATGGGAACAAGGCTAATGACGGCCATATATTCTTCCAGATTATCAACTTGTCACCTTTCGATATACAGCTAAAGAAGGGCGATCGTATCGGTCAGGGGATTATTCTTCCGTTCTTAATCACTGAAGATGATAAAGCTAGCGGTGAACGCATTGGTGGCTTTGGGTCAACGCAATGAGACTATTAGCTTTAGATCAAAGCAGTAGAATCACAGGATACGCAGTTTTTATAGATAGTAAATTAGAAACTTATGGAATAATTGATTTAAAAGATGATGATATTGGAATACGTTTAAATACTCTTAGAGATAAAATTTCTTAGTTAATTGCAGATTATGATATAAATGAAGTAGCTTTTGAAGATATTTATATGGATGGCCAGAAAATAAATAATGTAGCAACATTTAAAATACTAGCTGAAGTATTTGGAGTTTGTTATGAATTATTTACTGACTTAGAGATAAAAAATACAGCTGTATTAGCTGGAACTTGGAAATCTACTTTAGAAATCAAAGGTAGAACTCGTGCCGAATAGAAACGTAACGCTCAACAATGGGTAGAACAACATTATGGCGTGCGGCCGACCTAGGATGCTTGTGATGCGATCTGCATCGGAGCGCACATACTAACTTCAAGACAATCTGTATATAATTGGGAATAAAAAAATGGGGAAGTAGAATTATCTACTTCCCCTAATTTTTTTGAATATTTTATTAGTAATAAATATAATTTCCTCTCCATAAGTAGAAAGCAAATCCGCAATAAGTTCTTCCTAATCTATTGTCATATAAACATTATAGCTAAACATTGCAGCGTGAGTAATCTCATGACATAATACTTTCTTTATTTTATATCTGGGAGTTTTATAACTTAAATAAATAGTATGAGTATTATTATCACATGAGCCGAGCGCAAATTTATTATCACGCTTTAATTTAGGATGATTGGCAGGCACCCAAAGTACCTGCCAATCTATTCCGTTTATATTAAACATTTTGAAGCTTATTAGCGAGAGTATTTACTTTCTTCTAAAGAACAGCTTTTTCTTCTGGAGAAGCGTCTTGAATCATTTCAGTAATATCAGTGGTTAATTCTTTCATATAATTTTCTAATTCTTGAATTTTCTTTGTTGAATCTTGATTCATATGCTTAGACTCCATATACATCTTTCTATACTAACCACTACGACCTTCTCTATAATCTCTCATTTGTCCTTGCGATCCATTTGTCTAGCCAGAAGAAGATGAATCAGAATAATACATCTACTTAGGATAATAATATTCATACATTCTAGAATCTTCCATATAAGGTAAATATTTTTCAGTATAATAATAAGAATTAGTTTGCATATTTTCCTTTCCTTTGTTCTCCTCCATAGCTTCAGCCACAGAGCAATAATACATTGTCATTGCGAGATCCTTTATCATATCAATTGCTTCGCCTAATTCTTTTGTATTTACCTTATCTAACTATCCCATTTGAGTTTGAACAACAGACATTAGCTGTTCTTTCATTGCTTTTAATTGTTCCATTACGCCACCCTCTCTATAATTAAGTTAGCGTTCTGAACGTTAACAGGAATGGTACTAGTATTTTCAATGCTTATTTGACTGCAACATCCAATAGGTACATTGATATAAATACTAGAACTTACGTTGTTATATTCATCTACTGCGGCTGGAGTTGAAATCATCTGAGAGGTTAATACTGGTTCACCATTGATTGCAATAGCTAAAGAGATTGGTCCAACAGTCTCTCCAGTAGGCACAGCAATGTTAGCACTAAACTCTCCTAGGAATCTTGCGCGACACTGTCCGTTCGTTAAACCACGCAAGCCAACCAATCCACTACCTTCCCTGTGAATCATAGACATATTCCCAGGGACAGCGGTTTCTGTAAACAGAACAGCCTAATTAGGAGCCACTGTTTGAATAGCATTAGCGGTTATTTCCATCATTGCTTAACCTCCTTAATTAGCCCATGAAACCATTGCATACTGGACCACCGAACATGGCGTTATAACCATAAGTACCATATGCTCCAGTATAAGGATTGGCTACAAGATAAGCTGGCTCAGCAGCCGGACGTAAAGCATTAATGAGGTAAGCATTCTGCTCACTCTGAGAAATTTGACCTTTAAGAGCATTATTTTCATTCTGAAGAGCTGTGATACGGTCTTGTACCAAGAAGTCAAGAATCTGACGAGTATTTGTGTTTGCATTGTCAATAATATCGCGAACGCCAGTGGTAACAGCCGCACGATCAGCGCAAGCTTCGGTCGCAAGGTTGTAGTTAAGAGTGGCGAAGTTCGAGTCGATGCGATTTTGGGTCTAGCAGCAGCAGAGCTGTTCATCAGCACTATGAGCCGCTAGTTGAGCCTGAAGCGCATTTGTATTCTGTAGGCCACTAACGGTTTGAGCATTGATAGCTTGAATAGTATCAAAACCAGTATTGCAAATCTGAGACTGAGTTCCAGCAAAACCATTTAATAAACTTGTATTTAAATTATAAAAACCATTGGAAGTATTCGCCATCAAATCACGTACACCAGAAGATACATCATGCATATCAAAGTTATAACCAATATCGGCAGTAATAGCTCCACCATTAGAGCCATTGTTGCCCCAACCATTTCCCCATCCGCCGAAAGCGAACAAGAAGAGAAGAATAATCCCAAAGTGTTATCTTATAAGCTTTTTATCTTATAATTCTTGTATTTGTTATTCACACAAGTTCAGCATATCTTTTCAACTAATTTTTTTCCAAGTGCGATAAGCTTTTACATCGCAAATGCAAGAGCGAGAAACATTAAATAAGTTAGCCAATTCAGTAGTAGACATTTCTGGATGTGAACGTATAAATTTTACATTTTCTTCTGTTAATTTACTCCATGAACATTGTTCTCCAGTTAACTGTAAGTTATGTTCTACAGCATGATTTCTATTTTCCTAATTAGATACCCATTCTAGATTATCAGCAGAATTATTTAATTTATTACCATCTATATGATTTACCTATGATTTATGGTCTGGATTTGGAACATATTTTTCTGCTACTAATCTATGAATAAACATTAATTTTTTTCCAATAGAAACACGTAAATATCCTTTACCATTTGGCTATCCAGCAAGAATATGACCAGTATGCTTATTTATAACCTGTCCGTCTCTTGTAATTTCATAATCGTCTAATGTAAATGGTTTAAATCCCATAATACGAAAATCCTCCTTTTTCTTTTTTTCTATTATACTTGAATTTTCTTTATCCCCCATTTACATCTTTTGTCCAAAATTAGTTGTCCCGGCCTCGTGGGGAGATTATATCTTTTCACTCCCTATGCGTTGCCCCTGGCTATATTTAATATAGCCTTCGGTTCTGATTCTCATTTCAGAGTTCCAGCTTAATTCCGGGATGCAATCCTATTTATCATTAAATAGGTGGGCAAATTATTATTTCACCAGCCACCGAAGCCGCCACCCCAGGAGCCATTAGAACCACCATTGGAGACAGCAGCAATATCAGATAAACTATAACCATCACTAGAATTAAACATAAAAGGGTTCCTCCTTACAAACCTAACTATTTTTTAAATTTTGCGAACTCTTCGTCGAAGTTAAGGCCCCTTTGTGAGCATAAATTCCTAGCGAAATTTTCTATTCCCTTTCCATCATTATTTTTTGCCATAGTTAGTAGATTCTAGCCTACTGGACTATTCCCCATTTGCTATTGGAGCATTTGCATAATCATTTCTTGCGGATTCTGCCCGTTCCGCATCGCTGACATAAATTGCATTATATTAGGACTCATTAAAAAGCCTCCTTCGATCAAAATTTGAATTCTTTGTTAGAAGTTTGTGATTGAGTTTGATCAGGACTCTTTTCAACAAGATTAGTCAATGCTTGTAATGCAGCGTTAAATTCGTCTCGCGTAACATATTCATTACTAGAAGGTGCGGTTGGTATTTCTTTGATTTCGTACATATTAAGCGATGCGGTACCATCTATATTACATTGCTTAGTGTAAATCTTCCCGTTGGCCAAATCGGGAAAGAAAGATACGGAACCATCGAAGTCAACTGCGGCCGCACGAACCTCTTCAAGACTAGACACCGGACGTCCCTTTAAACCTAATGTCTATCTTGGAGCAGGTTGTGTGTAATAAAAATTCTAAGGTTGATATGGCATTACTGACTAAACCTCCTTTACCAAAAATTCCCGGAAAATTTTTCCTTTTTCCGTCACTGTATATGAAAATTTATTGCGAATTATTTTTCCTTGGCGTCCAAAATTTTCCGGAAAATTTTGGAGGTGGGCACACACTAATAAAAGCAAATTCTAAAAAATTATATATAGAGAAAAGAGAAACCGGAGACTTTAAAAAGGGGGAGAGCGGATGATCGAAATAATAACTAACTACTGGGTACAATGGTTATGCGGTATTGTTTCACTAGCTATTGCGTTCGGTGCAAAACATTATGTTAAACTATAGCGTGACGCTTGGACTAGAGAACAAAAAGATAAAGAAAATCGAGTGCGTCAAGAACTTACTGATAAGTTCGAAGAAGAACTTAAAGATGTTATAAAAAAGTCTGATATTGCAGATTCAAGAATGAACGCAGAGATAGAAGCTTTATCAGAATAGTTAAATAATATGAGTACTGGTTTATTATCTATTCAAGGTAAACAATTTAGAGAGAATTGTTTACGACTTCTGGATTTAGAACATCAAATTACTGTAATAGAATACGAAGAATTTGAAGAAGATTATACAGCCTATAAGGCGTTAGGCGGCAATCATAGGGGAGATGCTTTACATGATCGGGTTGTCGAAAAGTTTAACGCCTCTCTTATAAAATAAAAAAAAATAAGGGCGAGAATCGTTTTATTGATTCTCGCCCTTATTTTTTTTACTCTTTTTTATTATCGTAAACTTCTTTTTCAATTGCCGCAATTATATATCCATGCATATCTCCTAATGCGGCTTGTAAGAACTCAGCTGCATCATAAGAGAGTTGCGCAAGTACAGCATGGTAAGTATCCATTAAAGCTTTTTCTTGTGCTTCTAGACCAAAATCACCTTGCTTCTTTAAACTATCAACATATGTCTGTTGAGTCTTCATAACACATTGAACAATAATATCTTGTAGCATTGAAATATATTTATAATATTTATTTGTTTCTTCTTTTGTTTTTAATTCTTCAGCTTTAGCATTTATCCACTTAACTAAATAAGTAGTTAAAATACCAAGTAAAGGAATTAAAACAATTTCAAAAATAGAAGTAATTAATTCTTGATACATAATATTAACCTTCTTTAATTTAAAGTAATTGTAGTTGTTTTAGCTAAATCTATTCTAGCCACTAGAGTAGTACCATATATAAATCTTAGATAGGGATGATTTGAATCTGCTTCATCTATCCAATAATCAATATATACAGTTGAAGTACTCCCTGGGGGATTTAATTGTATAACTCCACCATTTGCATTACTATCTCTTTTAATTGCTATCAAATTTTGTCCCTAAATTTGTCCAGTACTTGATATACTAGAACATTGTACAATACCAGTATTTGATATACTCCAACCCTTTGTTCCAGTAGCCAAACTTCCACTAGTGATACCTTGAATATCGCCTCTAGTTGATATTGTACCACTACTGGCACTTAAATAAATTTTAGTTTCTGCATTATTTGTAGTAGAAGAAACATCAGCAGTTGATGAACCATAAAAACTAGTCCCAGAAATTTGAAAATATTGTGATCTATAAACTGAAGTTGTATTGCTTATATCAAAACCGGCTAGTCCAACTAAAGTAGTGCCTGTACTACTATTTAAATGAGATGCTGTTGTAGCAGTTGTTGCATTACCACTTAATGTAGCAGTAATTGTACCAGCACTAAAGTTACCAGAACTATCTCTCTAAACAATAGTAGAAGCTGTATTAGCATTTGTATATTGAATCCAAGATGGCGCTGTAGAAGAGCTTCCACTCTTTAGCAAGTAACTAGTGCTAGAGGCATGTCCAAGCTATCCTAAAACATTAGTAGCAGATGCATAAACCAGTTTATTTATATCCCAAGAAGTTTTATTTGTACCACCACGAGCTATAGCTAAAGTACCTGATGTTATATTGCTAGCATTTAATCCATAAGAATCTAAGAAATCATTTAAATTCTTAGCTGTCATTACTCTACTTGAAGTTGCTGTACCAGTTCGCATTTCGGCAACGCTCATAGCTGAATAAGAACTATTATAATCACTATCTATTAGTATCCAATAATTTCCATCATAAACAAAAGTATGAATAGAATTTGTTAATACTCCAGCAGCATTTAGATTATTTGCCGCTGTTGAATTATAATGTTTTTTAATATTTTTAGCACCTTTATTATTAACATTTAAAGTTAAATCTGCTACTGCGGCACTATTAGTATTACTAAAATCAACTATTACAACGTCACCAACGGTTAAAGCATCATAGCTTGCACATGTTACAGCCTTTGCGGCAGTTCCACCGGCTGTTGTACAAGTACCATAGAAGATACGACCATTACCAGTAGCAGCTAATAAATTTGTTCTAGCATCAGCCGCAGTTGTAGCACCAGTACCGCCATGAGCCACATTAACACTAGTAATAGCAGCAGCTTTTCCATTGCTATCAATAAAAACCGGCTAAGAATTTCCACCAATAGCAGAAGAACCTGTTTTATAAAGTATTTTTGCCCAATCAGTATAATTTCTAGCTGTGCCAGTTTCTGTTCTTACCCAAGGAGTTACTGGTGCTCCCAAGGCAATTTGATACCCTCTTGTACTCTAATAACCTTGTAAAGAAATTAGTCTAAATCCAGAATTAGCAGTAGGAGAATTATCCAAAGAACCAGAAGTTGAAGAATCGGGAGAATAATAATTTCCTAATCCGTTATCAGTCTAATTATAAGAGTTTAGATCAGTATTATCTGGAATTAAAGTACCACGTGTATTCCATAAAGCGTCTGCTAAAGTATAACCAGTTGTCTTTATACCGCCAGCGGTTCCATCAGCAACCATGACCTAACCAGAAGTAACAGAAGTTAAATAAGCTATTTTATAAGAAGTATGGGTAGAAAATGTTTCTCCATCAGTTGTATTAGGAATGCTTATATAAACTGACTAATTACCAGCAGAACCATTATGTCCTGCAGAGATAAAAGTACTACCCTTATGATGCTAACCAGTACTTGAAGTAGCACCAATCCATAAATTAGTACCATTATCCCAAATTCCTTGATAAGCTTTACCAGCACTATCTTTTAATGTTAAACCATAACCAGTAGTTGTAATAACTATATTATTTGTTATATTTGCAATTTTACTATATAAATTTCCCCAAACGTAGCTAGAAGTTCCTAATGAAGAAGTATTTGTAGTCTCTGGTCTAAAATATCCAGAAGCATCAAAACGACCTTGAGCTGTTCCGTTAGAAGCAAAAATTATTGAAGTACCTGATTTACTCTTTAACTCAAGTGTGTCATTAGAATTAATAGTATAGCTATTTGGAGTATTACTTCCACCTATAGTCATAGTTCCAGCAGTAATAGACTAAACAGTAGGAGTTGTTGTTGTAGAACTAGAATCACTAATTGCCACATTTGCCCAATATAAATCTGGTAATCTATCAAAATCAAATTTACCAGAAGTGATCTTATTAGCGGGTAAATTACCAATATAGCCAGCTGCTATGACTGTACCATTCCAAGTACCAGCAGTTATAGTACCTAAAGTAGCAATACTGGTAGAACCAGTCCAGGTTGATAAAGCGGTATTTTCTACATTACCTAACCCAATATTACCTTTTGTAATATTAACTTGTCCTGTGCGATAAGAAGATTCAAAATTTCCTTTTACACCTGTTACACTATTATTATCATTATCCCAATAAACACTATTTCCATTAGATTTCAATACCTATCCGCTTGTACCCACTGACGGAGTACTATCAGACGAGCTTGTTCCGGCATAAATGGTCTTTAAATAAGCAACATCATTATATAATTCATCTGTTACTCGTAGGCTTCCCTATACCAAACTATCTTTTAATAATGCCATTCTATGCCCTCCTTTTTATCTTTCTATAAACTAATTCGCTAACCATAAATTATTTTTTGTACTTTTAACTTTTAGCGAATGTGAATTTTCTAAATTATCTATTCTTAAAAACGTATCAATATATCCAGTAGTAACCAATTTACCGCTCCAAGCGGGAGTACCTCCTTGATATATAACATAAGTGCCCATAGCTCCCCACCAGTTACCATTTGTACCATTATTTGTACATAAATATGTATTAGTATTATCTATTTTATATAAACCACCGGTAGAGAAATTAGTATACCCAGAAGTAGTTACTTTAGTAATGTTTGCGGCCGCCACCTATGCGAATGTAGCGGACATTGGATTCACTGTCTGAACCCAGCGATATTTTACTTCATCATCACTGGCAGTAGCTTTTTGTTTTACCATAATTTCCCATTTATTTATATGATTAGCTAATTCAAAATTGAACCATCTATTAGCATCTTTGTACACTGAAGTTGCGAACGGATCACCTGACGCAAATGCTCCACCGGCCGGATTATTATGATGAAATACTCTGACCCAACAACTACCATCAGGTTCAATATATAATTTATTATCATATTTTAAATATGATGAACCTTCTAATTCAGAAGCCATAGTTTTTAAAACTCCTGTTTTTAACAATTTATTTTCATCAAATTCTTCAATCTCAAAAGGATGAATATTATTACCTTTATCAATTTTCATACCTGTTTGATATAATTGAAGAACATCTTCTGGAGCAAGGGCTGTTGTATATACTCTAAAATCTGATAAACTACCATTTATTCGATAACCAACTCTATGATTACTAGTATTATTACCTCTTATTTTTGTTCCAGTATTACTTCTGTCACTAGTGTTTGTGTTTTCTCCATTAATATAAAGTCTCATAACTCCATCCTTATAAGTACAACAAACATGAGTCCATTGCTGTAATGGAATTATTACGCCTGGTGCCCAAATATTTCTACTATACGAACTTTCATCTTCTTTTGCATGATACCACTACATTCTTATTGTCTAACCATCTGTATGTAGATGAAATTCTATCGGACCACCATAAATATCTGAAAATTCTGTATTTGTACCATCACGATAAAGCCAAGCACTAACTGTTAATTCGTTTCTATAATTTGTTGATTCACTAATTAAAGGAGCTATATCGGATATATAAGAAGAGCTATTAAAGCTAGTAGCACTGTTATACCGGGGTGTATTGACAGTAACCGCAAGCTCCCCAACAATAGTACCATCATGTCCATATCCAGAAGAATCGTGAATTTTAGTATTATTTAAATCATCAAGTTTATAGTGTAAAACTAGTCCTTGCGCAATTTCTTTTACTTCCGCTGCGGAAAGAGCATGGTCATATATTCTAAAATCATTCATTAAACAATTTGTCTAATAAGAAGAACCATTAGCTGATCTACCTAATCTGATAGCTTTAATTCCAGCAAAATTAGGTACTATAGTAGTTGTATAATCTTTATATAAACTACCATTTATATAAATTAAACAATGCCCAGTTTTATAAACTAATCCAATATGATACCATTTATTTAAATCAAAAGCTGGAGTTAAAAAACTTGCATTAGTAGCTGAAGAACCATTAGAAATTGTAAAACAACAAGTAGAATTAGCACCATTTCTCAAAAAACCGAAAATATATGAAGTCCAAGGAGTGGAAGCTAATCCAGCCTAAAAATAAGTTGCATAAGAAGCATTCCAAGTTAATATATTTAACCAAAAACTAACAGAACATTCTGTTGTAAATGAAGTCATAACTGATGATTTTAAAGAAATGTCAGAACCAGAAGTATTAAACTAATAGCATTTTCCTATTTTACCATTGTCATTAACAATTGCTCCATTATTAGTAACTGTTAAATCGCTTAATCCCTAATTATGTAAATCTCCACTAAGAGGTAACCAAACAATTAAACTCATTTAATTACCTCCTTATTAGATAAAATTAAAGTTAATACTATCATCGGTTGAATCATAAACAAGTTGTATTCCTTCAGAGCTAGAAGCATTATCAATTCTAATCTATTTAACAGACACTTGTTTTGCTACACTTAAACCACCAGAAATACTAACTGCGGCCGCAGTATCGGTTGAATGAGCAGAATCAGTTGTATTTGTAAATTTTTGTACTGCGCTAAATGTTTTTGTACCGGTAACCGTTTGAGCAGAACTTAAATTAACAAATGTATCACCTTTTGTTACTGTAATTGCATGATTTGATACACTAATTGCAGTAACCGCATTGCCAGAACCAGAATCGGTTTTTGATAATTGCGTTTGCGCAGGAATCTTAACTGTAGTCGTACCAGTTCCAGTAATGTGACCTGCATTATCAAATGTTATTGTTGGAATATTAAATGTTGCATTAAAGGCTGGTGTTTGCGCCTCATTCGGAGATGTAGCTTCAACAGTTACTCCAGACAAAGCATGTCCAATAGTAAATGTGTCTGAACCCGCTGTGCTACTATTGCTCGCGGCAACTGAAATCCATTTATTACCTGGATTAATAGTAAGCGTTTCGTTGTATGTAGAAGCTTCCGCTGTTGAAGTATTGGCAGTAATTGCGGTAGTTGTTGTGCTTGCTGTACCCGCTTTAATTTTACCATAACCGGGATCGCGAGAATTAGTATAACTAGAAGCGATAGTAACAGCTCCATCACTATTAGTTATAGAAACATTAGAACCAGCTTTTAGATTTAAAGCTGTGGTATTATTACCAAGAATTTGTGTTCCATTTACTTGAATTGGTCGATGAGTATTAGTGTCTGTAGCCGGAATACCTAGACCGGTAATGTCGTCTTTAGTTACTGCGGTTACACTAGCTACATGTCCTTCAGCAGTTACTGCAATTTTATATAAACCAGAAGTTGTAGCAGTAGTTAGTCTACTACTATCAGTAGCATGTGTATAAGCTATATTACCATAATCTCCACGATAAGCTGTAGAAGAAGAGGTTCCTAATGTTAAACTAGAAGTACCAGCTCCAATATTCGAACGAGCTGTAGTTTTCTAATCATTTGTTAAACTTTGAGAAGCAGAATATTTTACATATACGTCATCATAATCCCAAGAAGCTTTTGTAGGAATTTGACTAATAAGAGCATAAGAGCCTTCATCACCTAATAATTCCCACCAACCAGTATTAGTACCAATTTTAACATAAACAAATTCTGCTTTTTTATTAGAATCTCCAGAAGTAGAATCTTTCGCAAGAACAACATCTCCAGCTTGTGGTGTATAAGAACTCATACCAGCAATAGCTGGATTTGTAGTCTAACCATCTTCTATTACGTCCTTCGCTATACCTATAAAATGCATTGCGCTAGAAAGACCCAATGATGAACGTAAAGTATCAGCTGTTAAACTGCCACCTAATGAAATATCATTACCAGCTATGGTAACTTTAGAATTAGTTAATTTACCATTAGCTATTGAACCAGCTAACATATCATTTGTAACTTTACCATCTCCTATAGTAGTAGCTATTGACCAACCTTTAGTACTAGAATATGTACCAGTGACATCACCGGTTAAAGTAACTGCGGCCGCAGAAGAAAATGCGTTTGCAGTTGAAGCATTGTTTGCAGTTGAAGCATTACCGTTAACAGTAACAGCACCACTACTATCAGCAACAATCATCCATTTGCCAGCTATACGATCATATAATCCATGATTTGTATTACCTGATCCTACTCCTAACCACATATCAACAGTATCGCCATAGGTTACTGTATATTCACCAGCATCATTCTTTAAATGCTCTGCCTGAAATTTAGTAGCATATAATGCACCATTTAAATTTAATCTATCTGTTCTTGTTGGAAAATAAGTCGATGTATCAAAACTAAGTTTAGATTGCTAACTCGTATATGGAGCATATGTTATTGCGGTTTCAGAATTTGATCCATCTAAAATATTATCAACAGCTGTAGCAGTATTATTATCCTACTAAGTAAATGTGCCAGTAGTATCATCTAAACAGGTGTAAGTAAAAGTAGTACCAGAACGAGTGATACTTTTTATAGCCTTACTCTAATCTATGTTAGCAACGTTTCCAAGTCCTACATCGGATTTATCCAACGCTAAAGCAGTTTTTATTGTTCCAATTGTTACAATGTCGGTAGTAGAGCCATTAATAGTCTTAGTTAATTTTTTATTTGTTGAATTCCAAGCGACATTAGTGACACCAGTAGCTTTGGTTAAATAAGTTGAGGTAATTACATTTCCAGAAGCGTCTTTATCAGCCTTATCAGCACTAATAGGAATACGATTAGTACCAACAACCGCAGAGTTGCTATCAGCTATATCTATATAGAATTTTCCATCTTCCGGAGTAAAATAAGCAAAACCTTCATGTGTCTATCGAGTGTCTTGCAATCCAGTTCCCGGAGCTTGTCCTAAATTATCTTTACTGCCTTTAAAGATTTTAAATAATGCCAATACAAACAACTCCTTTCTTTTAAAATTTTTATATATAAACAAAAAAAGGGATAGTAGTACGATAAGATACTACTATCCCTTGAAAAACATCAAAGTAAAAATTAATCAAAATTGAAATGGTATCTTACCTCTTTCAATTATAATTGAAAAAGGTAAGATACTAATTATTACTTCTTGTCCAAAAATTAGATAGCTTCAATTACAGCGTCTCTAAAATCTTCCATATCAGTATTTACTGCATCAATATTAGCTTTATATGTATCAACATTTTCAATGCTAAAGTTAAAGTAAACACTGTTATTAGAGGAAGAAGCATTCATAGTGGCAACCTGAGCATCATTAATAATGCTCACGCCATTGAAATTAACATTCTTTCCATCCATACGAAGCATGAGAGTTACCTCCAAAATTATTTATTTTCTATATATATTATAGAAAATTTTTACGCATTTGTCAATTCATTAGCATCTACCCAATAGACAGTAGACTAATCTATTAGGGTATTAATATAATTAACAAATTCAAAATATCTTTCTGGAATCTAAAAATCTGTATCTTCAGAAACAAAATCTTCTTGTGGTAAAGTTCTTACGACTCTGCTTGTAGCAGTTAAAGTGCTTAAACTATAAGCAAATTCAGCTCCAGAAGGATCATAGTCACCATTGGCATCTAGAACAGATTTATCATCAATAAGATAAAATCTTACTAAAAATCTAATAGTTCCGCTTTCCTATGTGGCAGAAATAGAAATACTCCATGGAATAATTATTTTTCCATTGTAAGTAGTAACATCACAAAATGGAACAGCATACACATAGCTTTTATCATTTATAACATATTGAATTACACAATTTGTTTGCGCTAAGTCCATATTGTCATAATATCTATCCACTAAAAAATAAACCGTTTCAGCATAATGCTCGCTCTATACACTTAACATTTCTGGAGCTTCTACTTCTCTAGTATTTAGATCTATATTATAAAGCTTTTTATTGCTAGGAACTATAATTGTTTCAGTAGTAGGTCCGACCTATTGTTGCCCAGATGAAATTTCATATAATAAACTTTTATAATTCATAACAATGCTCCTCTCATGTTAGTGATTACTGAACATTGAAGAAAGGAGTGGCAGTAGCTACACGAGCACCATTTAATTCATTAACAACAATGCAATAATAATATCCAGATTCAGCTTCAGTAGGAAGTTGATAAGTAGGACCATTTGCGGCGCCGTCTGCGAGATCGGCAATCGATGCAAATTCGGTCTCAATTAAATTAAATACACCATCTTCGGTAAGAGGAACGTCCATTTCACCAGGTTGATTAGTGAAAAGCTCTCCAAGTTTATCGTCTACGTCGATAGCTAAACGTAACTGATTATTATTATCATAATCTTCAGCGGTTAAATTAGAACGCATCCAAATATAATAAGACTTATCAGCCTTTTCATTAGAAACTCTAAAGGATAATGTATTCATTTCGCCACGAATCATCTTGGCATAAGCAACAACATTACCTTGAGAAGAGTAATCACGATTCTTCCATTCATTACCGACTCTGATAGAAATAGTTGGCTTTACAGGAGCATTAGTAACACGATAAGTTCCAGAAGCCTTAGTAGTTTGAACACCGTTTCTAGTGGCAGTAACTTCTGCAAAGTAAGAATCATCAAGATTTGCAGTAGCTAGATTATTAATAGTTAATTCACTATTATTATTAGCTAAATCATATGTATCATCATCTTCAATAGCAGTTACAGTACTACCATCAGCAGAAACTTTCTTCCAAGCATAAGTGAGAGTTACTTGCGGATTGTCTCCGACCTCTTCGACTGGCTTTCCGGCCTCACCGGTAACCGCACGCACCTTTAATGTTACTGGATGCTCAGCTCCACCTTCAGTAATAACATGAGAAATACCATCTTCGCCAACATTCATAGAATCTTCAGCAAAGCTAACAACAGGATTCTCAGGACCAGGAACCTTAATACCATCAGTAGCTGGCATTACAAGGGCAGTAGAGTTAGTCTTGTTACGCGCAATAACATCGACCGCATAAATACCAACGGTATCCGCAGAAACGACACTTAATTTTTCATAAAGAGTGATATAAGTACCATCGCCTTGAATGAAGAGAGTTGGATCTTCAACATCTTCACCATCAACTTCTACAGTTCCCTTAATGTATTCTCCAGTTTCTTCGTCAGTTTTAAGATTATCAATTACATTTTGATCAATTAGAGTATAAGTAATAACATTAGAAGGATTATTATTTACAAGCTTATAATAAGCTTTTCCTTCTACAACATCTTCTACTGGCAAATATGTAGTAGTAACATTATTATTAAAGTCTTGCGCAGACTCAGAATATTCACCATTACCATATTCAAATTTCTTCCAGTTGTATCCTACAACACCAATATCGGTAGGTTGAGCACCAATAGCCAATTGAATACCTTCTCTAAGGTCTACAATCTTAGCGGTATCAGGCAAACCAATAACATGAAGATTAGTCGTAATAGTTGGAGCTTTTGGAGTAGGAATATCGGCATTATAAACGCCAATGCTCTTAATTCTGCTTCTAATCAAAGCACCATGGTCATCATCTTGCTTAGTATTAATTACATCATAGTTAAGAGTGGCGTTAATAGTAACTTCTGCTGGAAGAGTGGAAAAGCTATACTTAATAGTATTAGTACCACCATCAACAGTATATAAACGTACTGCGAAACGAATTGTACCAGCAGACTCAGTTAGCTCATGAGAGATAGGCCAACCAAATACAAGAATCTCACGGCCATTAGCATCAAGTTCAACACTCTTACCGAAATGCTGAGAAATACCCTGATGTTCTCTTGTCTGCCATTGAATTACAATATTATCAACACTAGCAAGGTCAACAGAGTCAAAATATCTATCAACAGCAAAATATACTACTTCCGCAATCTCATCGCCTTGTACGCCAACACCATTACGCGCAAAAGCGGTAGGAATGGTAATAGTTCTTGCATCAGCATTTATCTTAAAATAATCTTCATCTAAAGGCACTTTAGCAAAGTAGTTATGAATATCTTCATCTTCGCCATTTTCTGGCTTCAATTGGAAAGTCATTAAATATGGAAGATAAGCATAATAATCATCAAGAGTAGCAATAGAAAGCTCGTCTAATTCTTCCTGCGGAATTGCTCCATGTTGATGTTCCTTTAAAGCGGTAACAGCCTTATCGAAAAGTATTTGATACTTATTAGCATTTTTAGCATCAATATATGTAACCATTCAGCTTTCATCCTTTCTTTTTATTTAAGAGAGAGGGAATGATTATTCCCTCTCTCTTAATATTTAAAAATTCTCTATATAGAACTAATAGGTTTTGACCTTATTCTACAACTTCTACCCAATCAGCAACTTCATCATCGCTGCAACGTACTACCTTTTTAGTAATAGTGCCATTAGAAAGAAGTTTTCCCTAATCGGCCTTTAAAACATTTACTCTTACATAATAAATATCTTCAAGATGCACAGGAGATTCAATAACTCCATTAGTTCCAAGATATTTGTATAAAACTTGTTTTGTCATTATATTCTCTCCTTTTATACTGTAATCCAAGCATATGGACTATTTAAGTCATTTGTCACCATAAGCGATTCATAACCAGCTAAACCTAATGCTGATAATAAAGCAGTTTTATTTTCTTCTATATTATCATTCTAAGGAATATAGATATGCAGTTGTTTTAATCCTCCGTGATTTGAAGCAATAGAATCAAATAAGTTTGAATTACTAGCGAAAGTTCCATTTAACATGTTCATCCACAGACATGGATCATCAATACTACCTATAATTAAACGACTTGTAGCCCATAATAAAGCAAAAGTTCTTGCTCCAATGGTTAAATAGCTATGTCCCGGAAGATGTAAAGTATTTTCTCCAGTTGCATTACCAGCCTAAGCACAAATAGTTTCACCTAAATTAGTAACAGATTCTAAAATTTCAGCTAAATTATTCATATCTAAAGAAACACATTGTCTAAATGCTCCCTATTTAACAGTTCTTAAACTATCTATTGGTTCAATGTATTGCAGAGACGCACTACTATTAAAGCATTGAGTATCAATAGTAGATATACCCCTATTTTTTTCAGCAAAGAAAATATGCGTTATATCATGATAGTTACCATTAAAGCCAGCTAAAGTATTTACTACCACTCCATCTATCACAGTTGGAATAGTAACTTTACCTGTTAAATGATAATTACTATTTAATCTAATAGTATGAGTATCTTCATTTAATTCTGATAAGTCTAAATACTTAGTATCCAAAATATTATCATATACACTTACTTTTTCATATACAGCAATAAAATCATTATCCATAATAGGAGTTACATCTGTTGTTAAATCAATAACAACTGAAGGATTTGTTGTTTTAGCCCAACCAATCCATCTATATACTTCTAATAATTCTAGATCTGTTTTACCACTAGTAGGAACAATAGAAGGTTCAGAAATACCAGGAGTGGTCTTGAATGTTTCTTTAGTTGTAATTAATAGCTCATTATTATCATTATAGAAATTCATATTATATTTATGCAATTCAAAGATCGCATAAAATGTTACTATATCATTAGATGAAGAGAAAGTACAATATGTTGCAAAATCATTAGCTGTCTATAATCCATTAGTTTCATCATAAGTAATTACAATATGAGAGCCATCTGGAGTTAAAGACCAACCAATAAAGTCATAATTTTGTTTTACTGGAATTTCAGAAGGATATGGAGCTAATAAATCTTCAGAAGTCTTATCGACTCTTCTTAGCTCAAACTCATTCTCTTTACCTAGCTCATCTTCCTAAATAAATTTAGAAACATAAGATTCTTCAACATACTTAGCGTAAATAGTTAAATTGGGGAAATTCAAAGCATATTTACCAGTATTCTTATCTAAATCAATTTCCTTAATAGGATGTTCAGAATCATTATTTACATAAATAACTCCCTAAATATTAGGAATCTTATAATTAGTTGAGTTATCCGCTTTATACATTATATCATCACCGGTATGATGATCAATATGATCCTAAATAAACATATCAAAATAGTGTAAATCTGTAATAGTATTACTTTCTTTTGTTAGTAAATTAGAATCAAATGTAAACAACTTTTCATTACGTCTTAATCTAATGAAATTATCATAATCACTTTCAGTATAATTATATCTTACAAAAGTACCATGGTCAGTAATTTGATAATATTCTTTTTCGGTGTCCGGTGCTTCATTAGATTCTATATGAGTATATGGACTCCAATTAACACCGGTTAAGGTAATTGCTACTGGTTTATTCTTATTATTATCAAGCTCATAAGTTTTAATACGCTTCTTGATCATATTATCCATAATATGATAAGAGTCATAACCTAAGCCATCAGAAATTAATCTTAAAGTTAAGAAATTAAGTTCATCAGTATCGGTATCTTTATAATCTGTTATTCCTTGAATATAAAGTCCATCATATTGAGATTTATTAACATATTCATAATCTCCAGTAGGTTGTTCATCTTCATCGAGAACCGGAGTCATAACAGTAGGAATAGCTTTTAAAATATGGGTTAAATCTCTCGCTTCTGTTAAGGTTAATCCAGTCACAGAATTAGGCAAGTGTACTGTATCTAATGGAGACCCAGCCGCAAAAGTAACTCCAGTAATATGAGTTCCTAAAGCTCTAAATTCTTGAAGTTTTTCAGTTGTACTAATATCCAAAGTATTCTTTAAACCAGAAATTCCAGTTAAAATAATCTTCTGTAACAAACCTTTTTTATTAGCACTTGCGGCACCAGCATTCAAATCAAAAGTACCATCACCTTGTCCTAATAACCCATTATTATATCCAGGAATATCAGAACCAAGAGTAACGTCTAATAGTCTCATACCAGTTCCAAGAGTAAAGTGAGACGGATATTTCAAACTTAAATCACCAAGACTTGAAACATAATCTCCTCCTGGAATATAAGTCAATTGTTCATTATAAGGATGAATTGTTCTATAACCATTTTCAACAGATGGAGTAGTATTAGTTTTTACTGGATTTACACCATTAAACTTTTTAGATGGAACAATTGGATCTTCATCATAAAATACTGTTACATATTGAGATAAGAAAGGCGTAATCTCAAAATTAGGAGTTGCATCAAAATACTTTTTAGGATAAGGAACATTAGTATATCCAGGAACTTCCTCAGATATTAATGTAGAATCTAAATAAGTATCTGAAGTACGAAGATCGTTCGCATTAGCACGAATCATAATTCCTTGTTTAACAGCTTCGGCCACATAGCTACCTGCTAACCACCAAGAGTCAAGATAATTAAGTCTATTACGAATTAATAATTCTCTTGAGAGCTTGCGGTCACCCTAACATGTATAGAGATATCCAGTATTAGTACTCCAACCGCCACCATCAGAATTAATAAATCCACCATATCTTACAGCCTTCCAAGGTTCGCTTTGATAATTAGCACCATTATTAATTCCAGGTAAAATATATTTATAATATTCATCAAGTCCAAGCGCAATAACAGGACGAACGCCCTTCATAGCGTAAGAATTAGTGAATACATTAGGATCGCATAAATAAGCGCCCTCAATATTAGTTTCAGTTAGCTTACCAGCTCTTAAAGTACGATAAGTAGCTTCAATAGTAGTTCTAAAAGCAGACCATAAATTAACCCACAGTACACTATTAGCAGTCGAAAAATCTCCATCTAGTGTAGCATCAGCATTATAATCCCAAAGAACAGCACCAATATTATTTAATCCTAACTGAGTATCAACATCATAGAAGATCGGGAACCAAATATATTCTCCACCAGTTTCTTGTGGTCCCCAGGACGCAAGCATCATATTTTTGCCACGAGAGTCATAGCAAAGTAAAAGTTCAGTCAAAATAAAATAAACAACACAATATTCAAGATTTAAATGCTTACTAAATTCATCTTTAAACTTGTGTATTCTATAACCAGCACAATCTGTATTATAAGACACTTTAACATCAAAAGAACGAGTTGTACCAGTATAATTTGCTGGAGCAATATAATCATTTAAAGAATTATCTTCATCATCTAATAAATATCCATTAGCATCTTTATTAAAGATCAAGTTGCCATCTTCATCACGTTCTTTAGGGAACTTATAAATTATTTTATCCCCTATCTTATAATTACCATTAGTATCAACAATATACGTATTAGTTACTTTTGGACCGTTCTCAGTTTCGACTTCTTCAATTGTTGTAATCATATATTTAATAGTTTCATCAAACTAACGATTGCGCTCTGTCTCAGAGAGTGGAGTACCAGTATCAGTTTGTGGAACTTTAGTAGTATCAGTAGAATCCAACCAATTAAAGAATCTTTCAAGATTTGCATGCTTTTGACGTAAGAAGTTATTCTTTTTAATTTGTGTGCTTAAATCCACTTTACCATTATGCCATTTAACAGCATTTTGAGTAGCATCTTCACCACTTTCATAACACACATCCAAAGCATCTTCATCAGCATTATATCTATATTCAAAGTGCTTAATAACTTCTAAAGCTCCAGAAGCATCAGTTGTTCCAAACTTACTTTCTCTAGCATCATCTGGATACTTAAATGAGGTCCATGTACCTTGATTATCTCTTAATTCCCAACATTCAGCAACATTAGCAATTAATGGATGATGATGTACAATTTCTGTAGTTTCACCATTCTCTTTAACGGTTTCAGTCCAATCTTCATTAATATAAGGTTGCTCTTCCTCTACCTCAAAACCATAAAACTCATTCGCACTCTTATCAAGATTCAAGTTATAACGACCAATATAAGTATATACATCAGCTTCATTCTTTGTATTATACTTTTCAAGATCTTCCTATTGAGAGTGCTTATGGAATACCATAACTGGGAACCCATAAACAGAGGTTCTATAATTTGTTGTATTTACACCATCGAAGTTATAAAATTCAAGTGGATGCTTTGTATAAATATTATTACCAACAAGATTTGCGAAACCCGTATTATAACTTCCAGAAGATTCCATATAGTCAATCTTCCAAGTAAATTTAGTGGTTGCACAATCCACATTATCCATATTCCATTTCTTTATTTTTGAACCAGCTTTAGAACCATGAGTATATCTCCAGCCCCAAATATAATTTTCATTATTGGACTCATTATATCCAGTAGGAGCATCTTTAGTAGCACTTTTAAATTTTGTCTTATAATTGCGGCGAGGATATCCTTGTGAAGAAGTTCCTTGAACATTAATATCAACACCAACAGCTTCATAAGATGGAGAATGCTTATAGTAGAAATCTTCAGTAATAATGCCCTTATCTAAAGCTTCATCCAAAGCCGGATTTACAAAAGTAATCTTTGCATAACGATTTCCACCATCCTTAATATAAGGGAGTCTATCGTCATTAGGTCCAGCTGGACTACCACCTTCAGGAGTCTTTAAATTAAGCTCTGCAATATTATCAATTAATTGAATTACTGCATAAGGCATTGTCAATTTATTAATATAATTTTGAACTGCGGTCGGCGCAGTAACGGCCGCATACTCTTCCTTAATAGCTTCGTTATAGCTAAGTACTTTAGTGTACATCAAGCTAGTAGGATCGCGAGGGTCGGTCAATTGATTCTAATCATATAGATCAATATTACGCATGTCAGAAAGGTAATTGTGAATTACTTCTGGCATAGATAAATATGTAGAGTAAACTCTTAGTTTATACAAATCAAAGTCGCAATAAGTAGAATTAATCTCAAAGCTATTAGCATTGATAGATTCAACACCAGAATTTCTAGTTAGATTAATAGCACCACTTAAAATACCATTCAAATAAATATATAAGATATGTTGATTATCTCCACCAGCAATTACGAAAGAAAGATTAATAATTTCATCTTCTTTATAACGTACATTAGCTACGCCCGCACGAGACTTAAAGAAAGCTTCTTGAGTACCGATGCAGAAACCATAACCAGCATTATCAAAATACTTAAAGCAAACGCCCTTATCAGAAATTGTTTCTTTAGTAGATTGCGCTTCATTCATTACTGGATTGCCATCTTTATCATATACAATAGTATATCCTAAATTCTCAATTTCCTCTAAAGTATAAGCATTTTGACTATCTTCTTCAACATTATAACGAGCAATTGTAGTAACTAAAGTGGAATATTCTTGAATATTTCTAACTCTAAAACGCAATTCAATGGTTGTACTATCAGAGCTATTCAATTCAATAGGCTTAAAATTAATAGAAGCAGAAGCTCCATTAGCGATTGATAAATAAGCTCCATTACCAGAACCATCATCTAACCAACCATTGTTAAACCAATTGAAATCATTGAATGTGGTTTTATAAACATCACCATTATTAGTATCTACATAACTCCAATTGTCACGAACTGAACTATCTTCATTGTTTGAACGTCCAGCAGAAGAAAGATTAATTAATAAAGAATTCTCATTTACTAATCCTAAATCTCTTGCTCCAACCGATGTAACAATAAAACTAAAATCTCTACGAACAGCGCCGCAAGAAACCGAGAAGTTATTTTCTGTATCTGCTGTACCTTTTATTCTATAAAGTGAACTAATATCCCATTCTAACCATTTAGACTAATCATAAGAAATAGAAACCGGAGAATTAGGAATAGGTTCTCTTTCTTGTAATAAATTAACTAAAGTAGTAGTATTATTATTTTCTGTTACTGGGTTATAAACCTAATATTTAATAATAACATTATCATAATTTACCACTTTCGTTGGTAAATCATCAAACCAGATTAAAGGAATATCACTTGCGGGATCGACCCAAGCCAATTCGTAAAAAATTGAATCAGTTCTTAAGTCAACACCATCCAGATTAGTTGTTAAATAAAGTTCAACTTCGTGGATACCATGTTCTTGCTTTGCAATATTAACAGTTTTATTTGCTCCAGAAAGAGGGAATGGATTTAGTCCAGTAGCAGTCTCAACTCCATCAATATATAAATGTGGAGTAACAGTTACATCAGAAGAATTACCAACAACAATAAAACCTAAAGATGCTGCTCCAGTATAATATTTTGAAGTTATTGTACTAGGACTTTTCGCGATACCCATTTCTACAACTTTAACATTAGAATAAGTATAAGTAGGTTTATAAGCATTAAGCATACGGCTTGTAGCATTTAATCCCTTACCATCTGGAGTAGTACCTAAGCTAATTCTAATTGTTATATCATTACTTTCTGGTAAAATATTTGTATCAAGCGTAAAAGCTTTTCCAGAAGTTTCTTTTTGAATTTTATTCATTATAACATTATGATGTTGTTCATCATAAATATAAATAGAAACTTCTACATCAGAACTTCTATTTGCGGTCGCGGTCATCTATAGCGGCATAGACTATCCGAAAATGTATGTATGACCAGTACCCCAGCCAGTTCCTTGCTCTAAGAAAAGGTCATCTTCGGTAGAACTTCCACCGCCGCCACCTCCACCGGCAGAACCAGTTGAGATTATATTAGCAATAACTCTATTATTAGTCCCTTCTTGTTCAATGACTCTAAAGAACCAACCATTAGAGTTAATAATTAACGTATCTTTGTCTGGAAGAGATAATTGACTAGCCTCAAAAGAATCTCTGTATATATAATATTGAGGATCATCAATATTATCTACATCTGGATTTACTTTTGCTAAAGTACCTGCATTCATATCTGCGGCCGCATATATAAATCCAGAATCTCCACCACTACCACCAGAAGAAGAACTCATTTGATAGCGTTTTACTTTTTTAACACCATCAACTGTAATTTCTTTATCTAAGAAGATTTTTCCAGTGTCATAAGCAAAATAAAGAGAACCATCTTCTGGTTCTATGTTTTCAATATTTAAGTTAGTTCCAACAACAGGTTTAAACTTTACCCTATTATTAGACATCTAATTTAAAAGCTATTGCCAAACTTCATTTATTTCTGCCATTTATATAAATCTCCTTTCATCTCTTTATATAATTAAAACTTTAGGGGAATACTCCCCTAAAGTTTTTATATTAATTAAAATGTACCCCAAGTTAAATCCATCTTTAAAGCATTAGATTCACTAGCAATATGCAAAGTATCAGAAGCAAAATTTAAAGTCGCAGACTGATCTAAACCACTAATAGTATCTTCAAATGCTAAGGAGATAGTCCTATTGCTGTAACTAGGAGTAATACTAGACAATCTGTTATGTCTAAAATTAATTAATTTACCTTGGAATCCGGTTACATGTCCATAAGTATCTGTAGATAAACCAGCATTACTGCCAAGAACATATAACTTAACGTTGCTAGATCCAATATCATCACCGGTACCAGCAGTAAAAGCAGCTATATCTGTATTGGTTCTATCTTTTACTGGGTGATTTGCAGTGATAATTAATTGTTTACTATCATTACTAGCTCCTTGAGGTCGTTCACCAGAAATTAATATATTATTATTAGTACCATTTTTAAACTATACGTTTAAAAGTGTTAAATCGGCGCCATTTTTCCCATCTTGTAAATTAAATCCAGTAGACGAAGTAGAGGTACCAACTTTAGTAGTTATAGAAGTAGTAAGTTCTGGCTCATCTCCAGAAGGAACCAGCTCACATTGAGCTAAAAGATTATTAATATTCGTATAACTAATTTGACCATTTGTTCCTTCTGTTCCATTAATAATAATTAAATCGCCAATATCGGCAATAACATCACCAATTTGAATTGAACCACCTGGATTGGCTCCAACTTTATAAACATCACCATTACGAGCACCATTAGTACCAACTAAAGACATTAAAGAAGTTGCATCATTATCTGCATTACCACTAGTAACTACACCCTTAAAGGTCAAAGCATCCGCATCTCGCAGGGCCTTTTTAACAGCATTATCAATTGCCGTATCAGTCTAAGTTTTAGTATATACAGGTAATGTAGCAGTACCACTAACAAAATGTACTTCTTCTGTTGTAGTACCACTAGAGTCTTGACCAAAAGCAATAATTGGATCAAGTTTTGTATTTTTTGTTGTTCCTACTGCTACGTCACTACCAGAAGGATCTGAATAATTTAAATTAATATTAAAACCATTTTCACTAGTAATAGGTGAAGCAATAATATTTTGTAGTGTTGGACCAGCAACAGTTATAGCACCATTAGCATCCGAGGTAACTTTAACTAATCCACTACCCGTTAATTCAACATTATCTACTCCTGGAGTAGCATTGTTATCACTTAATTTAATAATACCTTTTGAAGTATTAGCTGTTGTGCCAAGATCATACAATGTATCCTTGGCCGCAATAGTAACAACACCTTCTGTATTACTATTTTCGCTCCCAGTTGTTATACTTATATTATTTCCAGATGCAATATGGAACTTTCCGGTAGCGGAACTATCTCCCTAAGAACTAATTGTAATATTAACAGCCGCATCTGTAGTACTTCCAGAAGCCAGAGCAGCTGTTGTGTTGATACCCTTAATTCCCGTAGGAGGATTAACTTGAGTCCATTTATATTTGTTACCATCTTTAATCAAAGCAGCTAAAACATTGCTATTTGTGATATAATAAAGTTCTCCTTCTTCTATATCGTTAGCACTTGCGGCAGGTAAATCTCCAGAAGTAGCAACAAAGGTTACTCCTCTACTAACTTGAACAGCATAAACTTTATTATCGGTAGTATTTTTTCTACCAACATATAATTTCTATGTATCAGTAGTTAAATAAAAA